TCAATCGGCCCCGATCTCTCCGCGTCGCGCGGGCCGTTCCGACTTGCCCTCCAGTAAGCCGCAGAACTCCACGCACCCGTCGCAGCAGTCCTTGATGAGGAACTCGGTGAGTTGTCGGATCGTCTCCGGCAGGGCGCTGTAGAAGATGTTGCGCCCGGCACGGCGCGAACTGACCAGCCTCGCCTGTGACAGGATGGTCAGATGGCCGCTCATCGTGTTCGCGGGGGTGCCGGTCTTCTCCGCGATCTGGCCGGCGGTCATGCCACCGTCGCCCGCGCGCGCGAGCAGCGAGAACACGGCAAGCCTGGTCGGCTGCGCCAGCGCGCTCATGATTGTGATAGCGGTCATCTTTTCCACTCCTCCAGAATAATCGAAGCGAAGCCACGCACAAGGCATCGTGAAGAAGAGGTGATTCAGAACGGGACGCACTTTCCATACTTCGATATATCCGGAAGTATTGAATTACCTGAACCCTGTAGCTACTTCAGGGTTGCGCCCGTCAGACCGCCGAGTGGGCGCGCATCGACAAAGGGACGGCGGAAGGAGACGACGCATGAACATGATGACGATGTTCGATGTGCAGAACGCGACGGCTGCCATGCCCTTGCCGCGATATGACGACCCCCTGGACTACGACGCGCCGTCCGACGTCGCCGTCTCGACGACGCGCCGCGGGCTTGTCCGTCTGGCGCTGGTCGCCGCCGAGACGGGCGCACGCTTCCAGCGCGAGGGCGTGGGCCATGACCCGATGAGCTGGTTGCTCGCCCCGCGCGCGCTGTTCGGGGGTGCCAGCGCGATCGATGCTTGCCTCACGCGGCAGGCGTGCATCCGCGGCATTCTCGTCCACGGCCTGTCGCTTGGTCTGGATGCCGACCCCGGCATGATCGACGCGCTCGCGAGCGATGACGAGGAGTCCGTTGAAGCTCAAGCGGACGGGCAGGGCGCCGAGATCCTGCATTTCGACCGCGTGCGGTCGCCGAGGCCGCGCCTGTTCACGGCCACCGTCGTATCGCACGATGGCGGCGAGAACATCCAGGCCTTCCATGCCTCGCTCGCGACTGCGGAGGCCGAGGTTGCAGGCCGGCTATATTGCCGGATCGGGGCGGCGTCCGCGGACGCGCGTATCGTCGCCGGCTTCGATCCGGACGACCCGCTGGTCGACGCCCTGGTTTCACGCGCTATGCGCGACACGCTCGCGCTCATTGCCGAGGATCCGGCCTCGCCGCTGGCGGCCGGCCTCGACGTGAACATCGAGCAGCGCTTCTTCGGCTAGGAAGCCGCACAGGGACGCGCGGCTCCGCCGGTGACTGGCGGGGCCTCAATCACACATGATGGAGGCGATATGCGGGACGAGACGCTCGGCCCCGAGGTGCTGTGCGCCATCGATTCGGCTGACGACGTGCGCATCCTGCGCCGACTCGACATCCGCGAAGGGCTCACCGGCATTGGCGGAAAGGTCGATACCGGCATCGGGGTCGTGGTGGACTGCGAGACCACGGGGATCGGGGACGACGACGTGATCGTCGAACTCGCGTTGCGACGCTTCCGGCACGACCCCGATGGCGTCATCGTCAAGATCGACCGGGCGTATTCCTGGCTGGAGGATCCCGGGTCGCCACTGCCCGACGACATCGTCCGCCTGACCGGCCTCACCGATGAGGCGCTGAAGGGCCAGTCGATCGACGAGGACGCGGTGCGTCGGTTGCTGATGTCAGCTGACTTCGTCTGCGCGCACAACGCTGTGTTCGACCGCCGGAAGTTCGAGCGTCGGATCGCCGGAATCGAGAACCTGGCGTGGGCCTGCTCGTGCAACGACATCGACTGGCGGGGGAGGGGCTTCGATGGCCGGTCGCTTGGCTGGCTGCTGGCGCAGGTCGGCTTCTATCACGGCGCGCACCGCGCAACCGACGACGTCGATGCCGTGATCGCGTTGCTCGGCCACGACTTCGGGCCGGGTGAGACCGCGCTTGGCGAGATGCTCGAGCGGGCCTGCGCGCCGAGCTGGCGCATCTGGGCGGTCGGGGCGGCCTTCGAGCTGAAGGATCGCCTTCGCGCCCGAGGTTACCGATGGGACGGCATGAGCAAGACCTGGTGGCGCGAGGTGTCGGACAGCGGGCGCGCCGAGGAGGAATGGTGGCTCGCCGCCCAGGTCTACGCGGTCGATGCCAACCCGAAGGCGCTGGGTCCGCGTATCGAGCGCGTGACCTGGCGTGAGCGCTACGCGCCAATGCCGCGCAATCCGCAATCGTGAAGCAGACTCGAAGGAGAAGGTGATGACGAAGAAGCCGAAGCCCAGCAAGGCGCTGGTCCCCGTCGCGACGGCCGTGCAGCACCGGCCGCTGGCCGGCACGGACGTCATGCCGGTGGAGGTGTACCATGTCCGCGGCAGGCACCCGTCCGGCGATGGCCCGTGGAGCGCCGAGCCCGACAAGGTGTCGTGGATCGACCGCGACACCGGGCTGCCTTGCATCATGCGCCGCGATACCAATGGTGCCCTGTGCGGGTTTGTCGGTGTGGGTCCCGACCACCCGCTTGCGGGCGTAGGCGAGGAGGCGCTGCCCCACGACCCGCCCATCGTCGTGCACGGCGGTGTCGACTATGCGTCGCCGTGCGAGGAATACGAACCGCAGGAGATCTCGGTGTGCCACGTCCGCGTGCCGCGGCGCGCGGCCGGCCGTTCGTCGACGCCCATTGATCCGCCGTTCGATGCAAGGACGATGGTCGCGGTGGCGACGCTGCCGGAGCAACTCTGGTGGTTCGGCTTCTCGTGCGACAAGCCCTATGACCTCATTCCCTCGACCCCCCAGCACGTTGCGCCGCTCGGTCTCGAGAACGGTCGCGTCTATCGAGATGAGCGCTATGTCGTTCGCGAGACGACCAACCTGGCCGCTCAGCTCCATGCCATCGCCGAAGGGCTGCCGATGCCCGAGCTCAAGGGCGATCGTCCGCCGGTCGGCCTTGCCGAATATCAGCCCGTGCAGCGCCGATGAGGTATGAGGACATCCGCAATCCGGCGCTGCCGTGGGGTTATTGGCTGCACACCGATGGCTCGCCGCATGGCGCAACCCTGCTCGACGAGGACGGGCGCCGCTGGACGTCGGTTCGCGAGGCGTTCTGGATCGGCCGGTTGGGCATGCCCAAATCGTCTGCCATGGAAGAGGGACTGGAGCGCATGATGGCCCACCTCGCGGCGATCAGCCGCCGCGTGGTTCACGTCGCTGAGCAGGCGCATGACCTGTTCATGGGCGAGCACGACTTCGAGCGCTTCTATCGGACCTGGGTGTATTCGCAGGGGCTGACCGGCGGCGACCCGCCGTTCGGGACCGGGATCAGTGCAGAGGGACACGCGGCGCTCGTGATGATTGCCGCGACACGTCCGTCCCAGGTGCGCGGCATGCCGGTCGGAAGCGAATCGATCCAGACGCTCGCGCCGTCCAAAGCCTCGGATGCCGAAACGGCCGCTTGGCTCGACCGGGTGGAGGCGCTCGCCGCGAAGATGCCCTTCCGTTTTGAGAGGCGCGACTTGTGGCGGAAGCCTGCGATCGCGCTGATCGGCGATGGTCTCGGTCAGGCCGTGCCGCTTCGCCGCACCCTGTGGATGCAGTCCTTCTCGGACAATTCCGCGCGCGACCGCTTTCATGTCTGGCTGGCGCATCGCCTCGATCGGTGGGAGACGTGGGGCGACATGGCATACAGGCGCGGCGGTCTGATGCTGACCCAGCACCTGCTCGCGATGGTCATGGCCGCGCCCGACGATCCCGATGGCGGCGTGAAACCCGGCCGCGCGCGCCGTCTGCTGTGAACGGGTGTGCTACATCGCAACCGCCATCACCGGGCCCGCATAAGTCGCGACTTGCAAAACGCTGACCGCCGTGCGCGTGAACAGGTCCGAGCCCTCAGCGGGCTGGCCGACGTTGCGTTCACCCGCTGTTTTCGGACGCATCTGCAGGCTTGCGTCAGGTATGTCTCGCCTGTCGCTTACGACTTCGTGACCACAGCCGGGATCGCATTCCACGATGCCCTGAACGGGTTGCGTCCAGGCCCCGCATGGTTGCGGCGCCATTCGGGGAAGGCGCTGCTCGCGGTCCGGAAGGAGAGCGGACCGTTCGGCCGGTCAGCTAGCGACATAGACCCGATCTATGACTATCATGCGGATTGGCTCGCGCCGGCGCAGGCCATCGCCGTCATACGGCCACGTTCGTCCGGCTTCGCATACGCCGGCATCCGGGTTGTCGATCGGGCGGTCGAGGTGATCGCAACGGTCGGGAACTGTCACATGTCGACCCAAGGCGGCCTTGCTTGGCTGATCCTAGATCGGCGACTGCCCGAAACGCTTAAGGCGGGCTGTATCAATCGGCCCATCGATGAACTGGTGGACAGCCACCTGTTTGCGGCCCGCGGCTATCGAATCGGCGAGGCGTTCGACGTTGACGCCGATTGGGGTCCGACGGTCCTTTCTTTTCGCACGGGCTTGAGTGAGTGTGCGATGCCTTGGCCGGAGCTTGGCTCCGATAGCTGACCCACAAAGCTGCGGCCGCGACATGATCAACGCCCAAGTGCGGAAGTCGCAAAGGGCAGGGCTCCAGGAGTGGCAAACGAAGAGCCACTCAATCCGCCGCTACTCAGCGAGTCGCTGCGGATGTCCATTCGATCGCCAAGTGCGCAGCTCCACTGCCAATCTATATTTTTAGTTGAGCCCCACTGCAGTCAAATCGTCTTGCTGAGGCGCAGGAGCAGTTCACTCGATCTAAACGCGAACTACTCATTTGCTCACGCCGCGTAGGTATTGCTGCTCATCGTCAAAAGGCTGGAGGCCCGAGCCGGGCTTCCAAATCTACCGTTTTCTGCGGGTCTGAAATGTCTAACCGACCGAAAAGGCCCCACGGAAACCCGCGGCGTCCGGGCCTCAACGTCTAACCACTTTGGCGCGTCCGCGCGGGCGGTGGCCGCATGATTGCGCCAGAGCCAATCCGCCCGACCACGCTGCCCCTCGCCCAGCTGCGCGAAGCCGACAACCCGCGTCGGTACTTCGATCCGGCAAAGCACGCCGAGCTGGTCGCTTCGCTGAAGCTGAGGGGATTGCTCCAGCCCGTGCTGGTGCGTCCCATCGTTGACTCGGCCGAGTTTAAGATCGTCGCCGGCGGGCGGCGATATCGCGCGGCGCTGGAAGCTTTCGGGGCGGACGGCGAAATCCCGGTCATCGTGCGCGACCTCACCGATCAGGAGGCATTGGAGGCGGCGATCGACGAAAACGATGTCCGCGATGATGCATCGGAGACCGAACAGGCCGATGCCGCGGTGCGCGTTCTCGCAGCGTGTCAGGGGGACAAGGCGGAGGCCGCCGCGCGCCTCGGCTGGTCAGCCGCCAAGCTCGAACGACGGCTTGCTCTCGCCAACCTGTCGGCGACGGTGAAGACCGCTCTCGACGAGCGCCGGATCAAGGTCGGCCATGCCGAACTGCTGGCAGCAGTCCCTGGGGACAAGCAGGACAAGGCGCTCGATACGATCCTGTCGGCGAACCTCGATGTCGGGAAGACGCGCGAGCTGCTGATGCGCGTGATGCAAGATCTCGCGAACGCGACCTTCGATAAGGCGGAATGCGCGGCCTGCCCGTTCAACTCCGCCGTCCAGGGCGCACTGTTCGGTACCCATGTCGATGACGGGCATTGCACCAATGGCGGCTGTTTCCAGCTGAAGCTGGAGGCGGCGGATGCTGCCCGACGCGAGGAAGAGGAGCGCGCCGCCGCGGCGAAGGCGGCGGAAGCGCCGGTACCAGCGGAGGAGGCGGCACCAATCGAGCCGAATTCTGCCCCCGAGGCGGAAACGCTGGCTACCGCCGATGCGATTGTGCCGAGTGGGCAACCGGCCTCGGCACCCACTCCGGCACCCGCTGCGCCGACCAAGCCCGCTCCGGCCGCAGCAGCCCCGAAGGTGGCCGTCACAGCGAAGTCCATCGCCGCGCGCTTCGCGGACGTTCGGGAAGCGGCATGGCGTAGCGCGGTCGCTCGGGCCCTTGTGGCCAACCCGGAACACGGACTGGTGACGGTTCTCACCGCCGCGATGTCGGGGACTCTCTCGCAGATCAGACCCGAGACGCTGACGGCGCGCGCGGCGCTTCTCGTCGGCGAAGGCTTCGAGAAACGCGACTACAATGCAAAGCTGGCCGAGCTTCGCGAATTGCCGAGCAAGCGGGCTAGCGATGTGCTCGCGGCGATCGGTGCCGCCTACGCGAAGGACGTACCCAGCTTCGATATCGTCACGGTTCTCGCGTTCGAGTTCGACGTCGATCTCCGGGCCAGCTGGCAGGTCGACCAAGAGTTCCTGGAGCGCTGCACCAACGACGAGCTGAAATTCGTCGCACAGGAATGCGGCCTGGTCGCCCACATGGGCACGAAGCCCTTTGCGAACCTGCTCAAGGCAAAGCGCGACGCGATCATCGCAGGGATGCTGAATGCCACGGGCTTCGCCTGGGCGGGCCGCGTTCCCAGCGCGATGGCGCTCGATGGCAAGTACGGCCCTCCGCCGACTAGCGAGCCCTCTGCCTAAGCCGGACGCCGCGCCGAGCGCCTGATGCGCACCCAACTCCACCAAGACGAAGGACTGCCACCATGCTGATTACCAGCCTGCTACCGCTGCTCTCCCGCTATTCCCTCGGGTTCGACCTCGCGGCCGGACCTGACGAGACTGTCACGCTGACCATCATCCCGAGGAAGGCCGAAGGGGCCAAGCACGCCCTTGGGACCGACGAAGCCCGTCCCATCTCGATCACCGCGAGCGCCGCCGAGATTGATGCCGAGCTCGCGCGCGGCGAGGAGGGCGCGCTGGGCCAGCTGATCGCGACCCGCAAGGCTCTCGCGGATCAGCTCGCGGAACAGCGCGCCTCCGCCGAAGCGGCAAAGACGAGCGCGGCCGCGAAGGCGAAGCCCGCACCCTCACCGGCCAAGAGCGCCGCGGCTGCGGCCCCGCCGCCCGCAAGCACTCCGCCCGCTGATGCGAAGCCGGGGGAACCGGCCAGCCTTTGGTGATCCCTAGCCCGCCGACCTTAACCCAATTCAGGAGCTTCCCATGCAGATCAATCAACTGGAGCGCGTGTATCGCTATGACGGGATCGACCTCCCGGTCCCGGCGCACATCGCCAACGATCCCCAGGCGCTGCGCGCTTATCACGCGCAGCTCTACCCCGCGATTCTCAACGCCGAGACGGTCGATGCCGGTGTCAGCAATGGCGTGCTGGTCACCGAATACCGTCGCGCGGTCGGCACCAAGGGCTGACCGTGGCGCGATCGACACGCCCGGCGATCGCGCCACCCCCGCGCAAAACGCTCCTCGAATGGATCGAAAACGATGATGGCGACACAGCAATTGCATCTGACCCCGTCTGCAGCGAGGCCGAGCAAGCCCTCCATGCGAGCGTTTGCCTCGCGCCCCCGCGCGGCGAGCCGCTCCAGCCGCCCCCCGGCCTCAGGCTTGCGCCTCTCGGGTGACCTTGCTGGGCGGGCGGCGAAGATCTCGCCGGATGTCCCGCGCGCCTTCGACGCACCGCTGGCACATCACCACCGGATTATCGGCCAGTGGCTTGCCTCGCGCGAGCCGGAGCGCCTGTTCACGCGCGCGGAGGCACGCAGGCACATCGAGGATGGGTTCCGCGCAGCAGTCATGGAGCTGCTCGCCCCAGTGAAGCTGACAAACCTGCGGGTGGTGGTGCTGGTCGGTGACGGCGAGATCCCGCCGGCGATCGCAGTGATCTGCGACGATATCGGACAGCTCGAGCTCGGCTGGATCGAAAAGACCAATGTCCTGTCGGACACGCTGTTCGGATCGGTCGCTCCGGTCGGTTGGCGGGCCGCGGCGTATAAGGCGCTAACGGGAACGTTGGGCAGCGTGCTGACGCTCTTCAACTATGAGGACATGTTCGAGGAGTTCTCGGCCTACCACTGGGACGGTGCCACTACCGATGAGGAAGCCCGTGCACATCTGATCGAAAGCTACGGCGTTGAGGTCGATGAAGCGGAGGAGATGCTTCCGTCGACCATGAACGCGAAGCGGCCGGACTTCATGATCGCACGGCCCGATCCGCTGAAGGCAATGCCCAAGGCGCTCCGATCGCTGTTGCGGCGGCTGAAGACCGCGTTCGAGGCGCACCGCGCCGCGCGCACCGGCTGGCTCGTCGAGAACTTTGGCCGGGCAGTCGACTATTTTCCTCATCTCGATGAAGCCTCGCACCTGCCCTCGCTGACCCTCGTGCCGTTCGATCACTTCCAGCGCGAGCTGGACGAGGTCGGCCGACACGGCATGGAGATGGGCTTCATGGACGTCGCAGGCCTGTGCGAACTGCCCGAGGCGGCCGTTCTGGACACTTGGTTCGAATCCTTCCGGCTGGGGCTCGACGTGCTGCTGGCGGCGCAGGAGCTGATCGACTTCGACCCCACCAAGCCGGAGGCGCGGGCATGAAACACTCGTGCGAATTCGAAGCGACACCCGGCGGGCTGGTGCTCAGTGGTGCCATTCTGCTCTACACGAGCGGTGCCACGTCAGGGGCCGCACCGCGCGCCGGGGCGACGGCGTTCGCGAGCATCCACGGCGTCGCGGAGGTGGATGGTGGACCCGTAATTGCAGCGGGAGCCCCGCTGACGCGCGCGCACCTGCAAAAATGGGCAGAGGCGCTGGAACGCAACGCGGTGCCGGAAATCCTCCCGGACAATGTGCTGGTCGCGCACCCCGACATGCTGGTGTGGTGGATTCCGGCGCAGGTCCGCACGGCCTACTTCGCACTGTCGAATCCCCCGAAGGATTTGAAGCGTCTCACCGAGCGCACGGCGGTTCCCGTCCCATACCCCGCGCATCTCTTCGTCGCCACGCGATCTGGGCTCGGCGTCTATGCGCTGCCCGCGAGTGAACGGCCGAGGGCCGACACCCCGATCCTGTGCTCTCCGGTGCTGAACGTCTTTGTCACGGGGCAGCTCTGTTGGGGAAACATCGCGCGCCCGAAGACGCTCGACGTCGGGTCCATGCAGGAGTTCGAGGATGCGGTGTTCGACTCCTGGTCGACGCATCCAAACCCCGGTCAGGAGCGGACCATCAAGGGGAAGGGCGGGTTGGTCAGGCTGTGGGACGATCTCGCAGCGCGCGGCGCCCGCCGCTTTCCGGTGTCCCGGCTGAGGCCATTCATTCCATCCAACGATCGCCAGCGGCCAGCTGACAAGAAGGCTGAGCCACTGACGCTGCGCGACCTGATCGCAAGGAGTTCCCGAGCATGAAAATTCTCGCCGATGATCCAACCGCCGCAGCGATCCTGACCGCGGTGCCCTGCTATCCGATTCCACAAGTCGGTCGGTCGCCGGCCATTGAGGAATTGCGCAGCGCGCCGGCGGGCGAGGGGGTAATTGTCGGGCGCGACGGTGTCATGCTGGTCGTCCGGCGACCGTGGCTCGAGGTCGATGCGCTGATGGCTCCGCCCCTGCCGGGCTATGTCCCGTATGGCAGCGTCGGGCGACCCAGGGCGATGCTTCGGTGCGGTTTAATTCCCGGCGACCTGCTCGATCGCATCCTCGCCCACTTCATAACGGCGCTACCGAATGAGGCGGCGGCATTCGTCCTTTGGAATGCGGTGTCTGGAGAATTCGACGTCCACTTCCCTGACACGGTCGAGGCCACGCCATCACGGTTGGTCTATCGCCCCCCAGCGGTCGGCCCGGGCTGGTACGTCGTCTGCGACATCCATAGCCACGGTCGAGGGCGCGCATTCTTCAGCTCCACCGACGATGTTGACGACGCGCATTCCACGAAGATCGCGCTGGTCGTCGGGCGACTCGATGATCCCGAGGGCGCCGAGATCGCCTCCCGCCTCTGTGCCGGGGGGATGTTCCTTCCGATGCCCCGCAGCCCTTTTGCTGGAGAAGATCATGACGCATGACGCGCGACCGCGCCACTACCTGCCCCCGATCTTCGAGAACCGGCCGATCAAGGTGTTGCTGGTCGGGTGCGGCGGGAACGGCGCGCAGATGCTGATGGGCCTCGCCAGCCTCGATGCGGCGCTGCGCGAAATCTCTTCACGATCGCTCAGGGTCACGGTGGTCGACGACGATATCGTCACGGTCGCCAATCTTGGTCGCCAGCCCTTCTATCGCTGCGATGTCGGCAACTCCAAGGCGCGCACGCTGGTGGAACGCATCAACATCGCGCATGGTCTCGACTGGAAGGCCGTGCACGGGCGGGCGCCGGACGCGGCTGGCGTCGATGGAGCAGACATCGTGATAACCTGCGTCGACACTGCGGCGGCGCGGCGCGCGCTCGGGGCGGCGATCGCCGAGAGCAACCGGCCTCCCTCCTACTGGCTGGACCTCGGCAATCGCGCGACCGATGGACAGTTTATCATCGGGACGCCGAAGCAGATCGCGCGGGACGCAATTCGCCTGCCCACGGTGCTGGAAGCATTTCCCGAGCTCGCAGACGAGACCATCGCTGAGGATGACGCGCCGTCCTGTTCGGTGGCGGAGGCGCTGGAGCGGCAATCCCTCTTCGTGAACCGCGTCGTTTCCAGCCACGCGCTTGCCCTGCTCTACGAGCTGCTCGGGCGAGGATCGATCGGGAGCGCAGGCGGCTTCATCAATCTGGCGAGCGGGCAAGTCGTGCCGATCGCACTGCCAAAGGGCGACGCGCCCGCGGCATGAAGCAGCGCATCTACGCCTGGGCCTGCCTCTGCGGGTTCCAGACCGACTCCGAGGCGCTGGAGCCGGTGCCGAAGTGCCGGGACTGCAAAGCCACCATGCACGCCTGGCTAAGCCGGCACAGCGCCCGGAGCGGCGTCACCGCCGCCGATATCGAAGGATTCACATTCAGATGAACGCACCGAACAACAACCGCCGGGTCGCCTATGATCGTGCCGAGGACGAATGGTATTGCGAGCCCGACTGGGCGGCGGACCTGCTCTTTCGGAGCGGGATGCTCCAGGAGAGCTTGCCGGTCTGGGATCCGGCCGCCGGTCGCGGCGCGATCGTGCGCGCGGCGCAGCGGGCTGGGCACCATGCCTATGGGACCGACTTGGTGCAGAGGGGAGGGGCGGTAGGGACGCTCGACTTCTTCCGCGACGCGCCTCGGCGGCCTGGGCCTGGGCGGCTCATCATCGCCAGCAACCCGCCCTTCAACGTTGCCTTGGAATGGGCGATCCGCGCGCTGCAGCTCGATCTTGGCCCTGTCGCGCTGATCGTGCAGCTGCGCTTCTTGGCAGGGCTGACCCGCGCGCACCTCTACGATGAGTTCCCGCCGGCGTTCGAGGCCGTGTTCTCCGATCGGCCGAGCATGCCGCCGGGCAGCAAGATCGAGGACCTGGGCGATGCCGCGTTCTCGGGTGGGACGATCGACTTCGCGTGCGTGGTTTGGAACAGCGATAGGACCGGGCCGACGATCAGCCGCAAGCTGTATCGGGAGGGAAGCTTCGCCGCCGTGCGGGGGCGCTACGCCGCCGCGAAGAAGCGTGTCCGCGAATGGGCCGGGGGCGATGTCTGACGATCGCGCGGCGGCCGAGCTTCGGCACATCGTCATCGAGGCGGCAAAAGCCAGCTATCGAGAAGACCGGGACATGCCCTTTGTCGACCATCTTGAGATGCAGGCCCACGCCCATTGCGGGGCGGGGTGGTGCTGGTCGACTCGCTCGACCGAGAGTGGCGCATGGGAGATCGACATGCAGCGAACGGACCGGATTTAGCGCGCATGGCTAAGCGGTATACGTTCGAAATCGCGTCCAAGCCGCGCCGATCGCCTGTTTATCCTGTGGACGAAAGGCCCAACGGAAAAAATCGCGCGTTCGGGCGTCGTTCTCATGCACAGGCGAAAAACGGCAGAAAAGCTAGGATTCCCGCGCCGCTGACGCGTTCCGACCTGCCATAAACCGAGTCATATCAGCGACGAGCCGAGTCCCTTAACTCTCATTTACGGTATTGCTCAGGAGGTCGATCTGGCACAATCTCTACAGGTCATCAGACGGGGACAAGCCCAAGCACTGGTGGCCCAGGCCTTGTCCAAGCAATGTCTGGCTGTCAGCGCCGGTCGACCTCCTGTTCGCTAGGAACGAAGGAGCAGTCCACCACTCCTTCGGCAACCGTGGTCGACCGACGCTGACATGACTTTTTCACAATAAGCGTTGTGCTGCAACGGCCAATCGATCACCGCGCGACGAACGGCGATGATCTGCGGCAGGCCGCTCCACCCTGCCAGACCCTTTTGATCCGCCCGGTCGGAGCGATCTGTCCACCGGTTCGACACCAGGCACCCTTGCGCAGCTCGCCACGTTCCGTTTTCGTTCAATCCGCGATTCGGCGGAGAACATGGGCGCGAACTTTAAATGGGAATGCCTGCACGACTTGGCGGGCAAGTGGCAGCTCGCCGTGCATTGTGTTTGCGGCCACGCCGGCGCGATCGATGCCGCGCGGCTCGCACGCTGGTTCATGTGCCACGGCTGGAGCACGAGAAAGAGCCGGATCGCGGAGCATCTCTATTGCTCGGAATGCCGAAAGAAGGGCCGGGGGCGGATGAGAGTGGGGATCACCGCGAACCTGCCAACGAGCGACCCCTTCCCGAAAAACGAAGAGGGCTGGCGCTTCTTGGTCAAAAGGCTGAGGAATCGGTAGCGGCTCGACTCCGGCGACAGTGACGGCATATTGCGGGCATGAAGCCTTGGCCCACTCCCGATCAGGCACGCGCGAGACTGCGCGAGCAGGCGGCGGAACGCGGGGAAAGCTTGGCCGCGCTGTCGCGGCTCATCGGCAAGCCGCCGCGCTACCTCGATACCTGGATTCGCGATGGTCGGCCGGAATGGCTCGAGTCGACGGACCGGAAGCGGCTGGAGCGCTATCTCGGGCTGGGCGAGGCGGAGATCGGCTGGCCGGACCCGGCCCCCGATGCTTGAAGACTGGGTGCTTTGGAGCGCTGCGGCGATGGTGCAGCGCCAGCACGGTGATGACGCACCGCTCTTCGTCGCGACCCGCATCGGGGCGCTCGCGCTCGCTGGCGACGTCGAGGGGGTGGAGAACTGGCGCGCGATCGCCGCTCGGCTCGATCAGCTCCGCGCGCCAGCGTCCAAGCAGTAGCGCCGCTACTTCGGCCAGCTGTCGATCAGCAGCCGGCGCCGGGTCTCGCACTGCGCGATCGCGATAGCGCGTTCCCGTGCGGCGAGTTCCATATCGGCGGAGGTGGCAGAGCCGTCACTTTGCCGGGGGATCGGCGGGATCAGGCACGGCACTTTCGCCGCTTCCGGCGCGGGAGGCAGCTTCAAGGGCGCGGTCGTCTCTCTCGAGCAGCTGAACGCGCTCAGCGGGAAGGCAAGTAGTGCGGCCAGCAGGGGTTTGCGCATATTCCCTCACGGTATCTCGGCTGTGGACAATGACGGGCTCCATCGCGGTCACCCGCTCGGTGTGCCCGTCTAAGGCGGTGGCATAGCGTTCCGCGATCTTGGCGCGCTGCTCGGCGGCCTCGCGCTTGGCTTTCTCGATGAGGAGCTGGCGGTTGACCGCGAGCTTCTCCCAGTGGGCGCTGTCACCCCAGGCGATCACGAGCTGGACGCTCATGATCGCGACGGAGACGCCCCAGCCGACCAGCTTCCAGTTCTTGACCAGAAAGGTCATCGGACCGCCCTCCCGCATTTGGCTCGATCGACGTTGCCGATGCGGTGCGCGATCCAGCCCCGGTGGAAGGCGCGGAGCTTGGGGTTGATCCGGACGAGCCGGTCGTATTCGCCGCGCTGCGCACCATCGAGGTGGGCGAGCATGGCGACGCAGAGCTGCGCGGCGCCACGCCGGTCCTGACAGCTCTTGTAGGCGGCGATCGTCGACGGGCCGACCTTGCCGTCGGCAACAAGGCGGGTGCCGCACAGGGCGTTGGTGCCCTGCTGGAACCAGCGCGACGGTCGCGCCGGGCCCATGTTGACGGTGGTGTCGAACAGCTCCTCGGTCACTGCGGCATCCAAGGCGATCAGCGGCTCATAGCCGGGGTCGACCAGGTAGCGCCGGTAATAGATGTTCTCGGCAACCTCGCGCGGGAGTGTCCGCATCGGCCCCCGGTACCCGTTCTGGACCGCCACCTTTTTGGTGATGCCCATGTTGGTCTCGCCGCCTGGATCGCTGGGGTGGTTCACATAGCCGCCCTCAACGGCGATGACCCCGGCGAGCATGGCGGCAACAATCGCGGCCAGCCCGGTTTTCTTGCCCGGCCGGGATGGCGCAGGCGGCGCAGGGTTCGCGTTGAACCCGGTCATCTTGCCGCTCACTTCTTCTCTCCCTGCTTATAAAGCCGGATCCCGACGATCAGCCCGGTGATCAGCGGGCCGAGCGCGGGCGGCACCCAGCGGCGCAGCTCCGGCGGAAGGATGTTGATGACCTGGACCAGCGTCTCCGGGGCGGCGAGCAGATAGGTGGCGATCAGGCCGAACAGCGCGGCGAGGCGGATCGACCACCAGCGCCAAGCGGTATGCCAGTCATCGACGAGGCGCGCGCGGACGCGGCCCCAGAAAGTCTGAGGTTTCTCCATCGGTCATTTCCTTTGAAGGTGATGTGGGCGCGGTGCCCGCTTAGGTGCCGCTGAGCTTGGTCAGCATTGCGAGCATGTCGGTCGGGGTGCTGAGGTCCGTCGGGAACGCCGCTTCGAGGATGCGCTCGGCCCGAGCCAGTTCGGGGTTAGCGGGGTCCGTACGGCGAACCACCCCGGCGACGATCTCGAATGCGAGGCGGAGGGCGATCACCTCCCGCTCTCGCTTGTCGTCCTTGGCTTCCAGCTCGGCCACACGGTTCTCAAGCCGAGCGTTCAATTCCTTTTCCTTCCGGTCGGCACGATTGATTATGAACGAGAAAGCCGCGCCTATCGCGCCCAGAACGGCGACCGCGCCGCCTACAATCCCGCCGATGTCCCACCCCGAGGGGCCGTTCATATCGGCCATCAGGGGAACCCGCCCGGCGCAACGGTGCGAGCATCGTTAAACCAACGACCGTTCGGACCAAACTCATGATCCTTGATCCGCCGGGCGGCGATGCGCAGTTGCTCCACGTCCAATGCGGTGACGGCTGGTAGAAACTCGGTGCGCATCCCGGTGAACGTGTTGTCGAGACCGCTCAGCGTCAGATTGACGAAATCAGCGCGAAACAATGCAAATCCGCCAGATTTGTTGACGTAGCCGGAAGCGTTCACAATCTCAGGCGTCATCCCCGCGCCGACAAAAATCTCGAAAGCGCCGATATTCGGGGGCTTTCCGGAGTTCGCCCAGCCATTGCTTCCACAGATCCGCACCGTTGGGGTGTCGATCGGAAAGAAGCCGGAAGGGTAGTTGTAATCCCTCAACTGCTGGTCATTCGCTCCGACATTGTCGCCCTCCGCTGCCATGCGCAGAAAGGGATTTTGCTGACGAGCAGTGACAGCTGCGATTGGAGTGTTGAGGGTCCAACCGGACACCGCGTTACGCAACGGGATCATCCATACCACCCAAGCAAAGGTGTGCCCGCCTCCCGCACCAAACTGAGTGGTGGTATCGAGAACATGCTGTTTGATCGCGTCGGAAAGCTTGAAATAGGCTCCGGCGGTGAGGTCGCCGTTTACCTGCGAAGGGAGAAAGGCCACCCCGCCTTTGCTGGTCCGCGACACAGACATCTTGTTCGTCCCAACCCCGGAGCTGACGAAGGTGATGTTGCCGTCGGCCTTGGCCGAGGCAGGCCGGCCGGTCGTTTTGCAGAACGATCGCCACGCTGCATTCTCGATAGATGCGCCGTTCGCCGGAACGTCCGAGAAGCCGCTGGTTAGATGGCTCGGTTGAATGGACGCTAGCGTTCCGGGCAGGAAGCCGTCCGAATCGAACGCGGGAACGCCGACATTAGGAGGTACGATCAGCATATCAGTAGACCCATCCCATGCGAGGGAACCGGTGCTGGACGATGTATTTCGCCGCAGCGTCGAAGAAGAGCGTATTGAAGTGCACCAAATCCTCTCCGGCAGCACCGAAGATGCGTGGGAACAGCCCGTTGGTGATGTCACCAAGGTTCGTCGCGTCGAGGACGATGCCTCCCATATCGGCGGCACTCGGCTCGACATTTCCGTTGTAGGGGTATCGTCCACACGCAAAGTCGAGAATGTTGAAGAAGTTTCCTGGGTGCGCCAGTTCAAGGTCGGCGTTGATAGCCAAGGCCATGTTTCGGCGCGCACTGCCGTTAGGCTCGTTTCGAGCGTTCCAGTCGCCGAGCACCAGGTATCGGCCATCCTTCACCCGCGCAGCCATCTGGCCCGTCACGTAACGCGATGAGGGAACATTGCCCCCGTTCCGGTCGAGCCAGAAGATGTTAACGGCATGTCGAAATGCCTCGGTACCGGCGGGCACGAAGACGCTTCCAGCGGGGACAGGCAAGGCAGCGGCGGCAGTGCTGGGCTGCTGGATCGAGTAAACGGTGCCCGCCGCATTGATTGTAAGTCGCACAGGCGCGCCGTTGATTGTTCCCGCGATGGATACGCCGCGACCGCCGCAGGCCTCGAGCGGCCCGGGCCAAGGCAGAATGCCCGTCAACGTTGCGGTTAGGCCACCAGCGGGCACTTCATTGCCGGTGACGGTGATGCGGACTGGGATCGCGCCTGCCCGGGCTCCAATGGCCTCGGCCTGCTGAATCGAAATGCTCTTGTTATACACCTCCCAGTCTGATCCGAGGTATTGCTGGATTCTGCCCGGGAGGGAGTTGTAGCCCGCCCCACTCGGATCCAAGCGCGACTTGATGGACAAGTTCGTCTCGATCGGCCCAAAGGTCGCACCAGAACCTTCGCCCCCGCTGTGTGCCCACATGACAGCGACCTTAAGCATTCGATGCGAGAGATGGCTGCTATACTCCGGGCCGACGATCCGGTTTCGAACCAGGTCTAGCCGCGTGCCGCTGCGCAGCGTGAGTTGATCCGCGGTCTGCATCACGTCGGTCAGACGATCGGCACCGCCGAGGCCTTCCTGGCGGGCGACCAATGCGAAGGAAGCGGCCTCCGCTCTGTCGGCTTCCGCTGAGACGCCGAGGATTGCAGGAAGCTCGTCAGCAACGGCGCCGATCGCGGTAACTTCCGGTGCGAGCGCGACGATGTGGTCGATCGCGCCGGCGACCGCGACCACATTCTCGTCTTCCGCCCATCCTTTCGCCGAGCGCGAGCCCGGGCCGCCAGGCTCGATCCCTTCCGCCCAAGCCTGTGCTCGCAGCGCTGCATCACGCACGCCGAGATCCACCGCGTAGATGCGCTCAAGCCCACTCGGCGAGCCGGTCTTGTAACGAAAGACTCCCGTGTTCGGCACCGTCAGGCCGGAGATCGGGTCGACATGGGTGCCGGTGTCGGTTGCGGGAACCTCGACCAGCTCGCCCGCTGTGAACGACATTGCTGCGGTCGCCGCCCAAGTCGGTGCGCCCTTGCGACCGGACGTAATCGTTCCGACGACGCCAGACAGGTCCACGACCTGGAGCTTGCGGATCGGCGGTGCCGAATAGTCACCGTTCGCGGATTCGATTTCGACATCATAGATGCCATCGACGGCTGCAAATCCCAGCAAGCCCACGGCATCGGCGGTCAGCGGATTGTCGATAGCCTGCCCCTCGGCGTCGAACAGAACCGCCGGCGTTGCGGTGCCTGTGAGGAAGACCGTTGCGCGGGCATAGGGAAGGAGAACCCCGGTGTCGGCCCGGGCGGCGTAGAACTGAACGTACTGCATGGAACCTCCGAGGAAGAGGAGAGAAAGGTTTACTCCAACGTGCGCTGATACTGACCTCCGTAACCGCCGCCGCTGGAGCCACCGCCGGACGGCGTGGAGCCGCCGCCGGTGGTGATGGTGAAGGTGATTTCAGACGAAAGATTCAGGTGGGCTGGATTGGAGGTCCAGCCATCATAGGCCGCGATCCGGCCGTAGTAGGTGCCAGCGGGGAGGCCGAAGATCTGGACCGATGGGATGCCGGACGAGACCACGCCACCGGAGGTCGAAGGATCGAAGCCGGTGGTGTCGGAATAAAAGACGACATACCCGGCCACATCCGCATCGCCGGAGACATCACAGGTTCCCACCGCAGTGGTCGCGCCGCCCGCGATCGCCGGGGTCGTCACCGCCGCGGGCGCAACGTTGGTGACGTGCAGCCACTCCGACGGTGCCGCATCCCCGGCCGAGTTGGTGGCGACGCATTCGATCGCATAGGCGCGCTGGACACCATCCTGTGCCGCGAGCGATGCGGTGTAGATGGCTGTCGGCGACGAACTGTTGATCTCGCGCACCAGCGTGGCTTCGTCTGGCAGGAAAAAGCGGAACTTGTACGCGGTGGCCCGTTCGGCGGCATCGCAGACCACATTGAGCGTCGTGCCAGTCCAGGGCTGGGCCAGCCGCACATTCCCCGCTTTGTCCGGCCGCGCTGTCGCTGGTTCCAGCTCCACGGTGAATTCGGGCACATCCGCCAGCGATTCCAGCGCGCGTCCGAAGATGTTGAAGCTGGGCAGCTTGACCTGCACCGTCGCCCCGACGCTGAGCGCGCCATAGTCGATCTTGAAGATCGCATCGTCGAGACGGACGAAGCGCGCACCGCTGCTATGCGATGCCGGCACCGTGCCGTAGAGGCCGCGGCGGAGCGGGCTGAGGTCGTACTGATGCGGACCGGTCAGGGTTGCATCCTGATAGGAGATCAGCTCGCTCCCGACGAGGCTGAGCGTCGCCCCGGCATTCATCTCGGCGGCTGTACCGCCTGCGATCGTCCCGAGGCTCTCCGCCAAGTCGATGGAGAGCGTGTTGGTATTGTCGGGGTCTGCGGTCAGCGCGAGGGCAGCGGTCAGCTCGCCATAGCGCGCCGGGGCTTCGATGACGCCGACTCTGCTGAAGGTGATTCCATCGACGCTGATCCAGACCTCGCAGCCGCCCCAGTTCGGCGACGTCGAACTGGCCGCGCACCAGATCTCGCGGCGACCGGAGGTCAGGGAGGACGGTGCGTTGAACAGGACCGGGTCCGATACTGACCCGGGCGCGATGTCAGCATTGGGCTGATAGCCGGCGCCGCTCTGCCCGCTGGATGACAGAGCAGAGGCGGCACCCATCGGAAGGGCGTTAGCGAGCACGACGAGCTGACCGTCCTCGTCCTCCTCGATCTCAGCGATGCGGACGGGCAGGTGATCGAGCAGAAGGCCATCGCTGACCGTGGTGATGGTCACGATATCGGTGGGCTCGAGCAGCACGAAGTCCCAGGGCAGGCGAAACTTGAAGCGCTCGCGCGTGTACAGGGTGCGCTGGAGCAGCAGCTGCGTTGCCTTCTGCGCGACCGCAGCATCCGCGATCGACTGCCAGTTCGTCGGATCCTGCTTGCGGCGGCCGAACTCGACGATGTTCGCGAGATCCTGCGCGGTGGCGATCGCCGCGTTGTACTGGTTCGCGCGATCGCGGAACTCGACCTGGACGATGTTGTAGGCGTCGGTCTGGTCGACGATCTCCAGCACGACCGGAGGCTCGCCGTCGTCGGCAAGGAAGTCATCCTCGGAGAGATGATAGCAGTGCGTCAGGTCGGGGGTCCAGGTGACCCCATTGCCGGTCGCGGGGGCGTCGCCCAGCGGCGTGGCCTTAAGCAGCCCCTCGGACCAGAACAGGTCCGTATTCGAAGCCTGCGCGATCTCGAGGAGGAACTCGCTCGCCCGGCGCTGCGATTCCTCCACCGGGGACAGCAGCAGTCCCGTCGCGCGGGCATAATACGACCAATTGTCGAGGTCCCCGATTAGGCCAGCGGACCAGCCCGGCAAGCCATGTGACGGGCTGGTGAGATAGTCGACCGCGATGTCGCGCGGGTCGGCGTCACAGACGCCACCGCCGAGCTGGATCGCGAAATCGACCTCGAAGCTGTGGTTGGACAGGGTGGCCGAGTCCGACAGGTCGTAGTTCGCCGCGTAGACATAGGCGATGCCGGAATAGGCGAGCGCCTCGGAAGGAAACTGGCTGACAAGATACCCCCACGGTGCCTGATCGACCTCGCCCGTCGCCAGGCTCAGCCCGGCCTGCGCTAGTGCGCTGGTCGCTCCGTTGGTGAACACCGACTTATCTTTGTAGACGGTGCGGACCCCGGCGATCGGCCCCTCGCCCAGCATCATGATGACCGATGCCTTGTAGGTGTAGGTGGTGTTCTTGGACCCGCCTAAACCCTTGCCGCCGGTCTTCGTCGTCTGGGGAATCGCTCGAAATCCGCCGTACCAGCCGAGATTGCAGGACATGCGCCCGCGGCCCCAGCCCAGCGACAGCGCGCGGCCGAGCGTCGAGGACTGGACGTTGATCGCGTTGAGCTTCGTCGCAGTGGTGGAGGTCTTTTTACCCAGCATGCCCGCCGGCTCCCTCAGAACAGGGTGAAAAATTTGACCGCGCGGGCGCGCAGCTCTTCGTCTCGATCGATGTCGCCGCGGATAACCGCGCCCGCGAACTGCACCGCATGCAGCACCGTGGGCGGGTCGAGCAGGATGGCACCGTGGCTGTAGGTCCGGCCGTACTTCCAGATCGCGAAGTCGCCGCGGCCGACTTGGCCTCGATCGATCTCGCGGGCGTGGTCGCGGACAACGCCGAGATAGCGCTCCTCGTCCCGGTGTAGCATCCAGTCGGTCGTGTACTTCGGATCGAGATCAGGGATCAGCCCGCAGGCGTGATAGACGGCAAGGGGGAGTTGGGCGCAATCGACGCCGACCCCAAGAACGCGGGCGCGGTGATGATACGGCGTCCCCTCCCAGCGTAATGCCTCGGCAACCACCTGGTCGCGCGTCATATCGCGGTCTCGGGGAGAGGGACGTAGGGCGTCGCCTTGAAGCGCCCGAGGTTGGCGAATTTCGTCTCGCAGGTGCCTTTGGCGAGATCGCAGCCCTGATAGACCTTGAAGGCATCGCCGGCGGCGGGGACTGCGGGAAGCGACTGGATCAACGAGAAGCCGCCCGATCCATCGTTATCCTTCACCGTGCGCGAGATCCCGGTGTTGGCCCCTGAGGTGAAGACGACACGACCCTGCGCGAACACCCCGGCCGCGCCGCTCACCGTCGAGGTAAAGGCCAGACCGCTCGGCGTCCCCGTCACGGTCCCGGTCTCCTTGAAGTCCTCCGGATCGAGGCCGCAGCCGACGTCATAGACAGTGTGAAGGCAGGGAACTTGATAGAGGTTGGCGGGCATGCTGACGTTGAGCAGGATGGTCCATGCTGAGACGGTGATCTCCGCATGGGTGCCTTTGATCTCGCCCACCGATGTTACCTTCCCGGCGAAGCGCAGCACTGTGCCGGTCGCGCCGCCGTTCTCGGGGCGCATCGCGGTCCAATCTGGGGCGAATGCCCGCTCCAGCTTGACGCTCGCACCATCGAGACCGCGCCGCGCGATGAAGGCGATCAGCGGAATCGAATTGATCGTGTCATCCGGCCCAGCATCGAGGTTCACCAGGAGGGTTGCGACCTCCAGGCCGACCTTCTCGACGATCGACCCGCGATCGATGGCGGGGCCGAGGGCGAAGGTGTTGCCGTTCGCCATGATCGGGATATCGGCGCCCGACCAGCGAACCACCGCACCCCCGTTCAGTCGCAAGGTCCAGATGTCAGCCGACACGAACTTCCGCGTCGCCAGCAGCGCGCGCAACTCAGGCGTAGATGCCTTCACGATCAACCTTTCAAGGAAATCAGCTGCAGGCCAGCGCTCGACCACAGCGTCTTCATCATCTGCTCGGCTTCGAGTTGTTCGTTGAGGAACCGGACCCGGAAGGCGAAACGCCCCGTCCAACGCAGGACCGCGCCGGATCCCGGAGGGGTATCGAACTCGACGGTCGCATCGTCGCCGATCGTGACGGCCGCCTCGACCCCATCGACGGTCACGGCTGGGATACCGATCACCTGGCGCACCGGCTCGGTGAAGCGGATGCCGCCGAACGCCATCGTCCGCGTCAGCCGGAAAGCATCGGTCGTCCCATCGCCCATGCCAAACACCTGATTGTCGACGGTGCAGTCGGTCGGGTCGAGGTAGCCGAACTCGCCCGCAGGCCCGGCGTGCATGTTGAAGAACGCCCACAGCTTGCCGAGGTCATCGGCCCCGGGCTGCTGGCGCAGAACCTCGTAAGCGAGCTGGAACGTCCAGCGAGGATAGGACCATCGCTGTTGCCTCCGCTCCCGGCCGGAGCTGGCGGTCGCGATCGACGTCCGCCACTGCGGAGCCTTCGCGGTCAGCAGGGTTTGCCCGATCAGGAGCGGAAAGATCGTCGGGTCATCGACGGTGTCCGCGCTCGAGATGAGCCAGCGCGTCGGAAGGAACGGCGAGATCATGGTCAGGGCATTGCTCCGGCCTCTCGGTCGACCCGATGGCCGGGACCGATGCGTTGAATTGCGCGCCCGTGCCGACTAGCGTCCCGCTTCTGGCCGGGGGCGAGTCGGTATGGCAGTTGAGAAAAGGAGCGGCGGATTGCGGAAAGCGGTGATCGTGCTGTTCGCCCTCCTGGTGCTCGTAGCGCTGGTCAGGCTCGCCGGGCCGGACCCGTCGCCGGAGGAACGAGCCAAGGATGCCCAGTCGAAAGCCGAAGGCGACAAGCGCGTGGCGGCCGCGATGGTCGCGAAGCGCTCGATCATTGCCGCGGCCCGCAATCCGGATTCCGTCAAATTCGACCTGATCGGGGTCACGGACGATGCGTCGTTGGTCTGCATCGAGTATCGTGCCGAGAACGGCTTCGGCGGCATGAACCGCGAACAGGTCGCGTTCCAGGCTGGCGCATCGCATCGCGACGCCCGATTCTGGAACGCGAACTGCAGGCAGCCCCTTAACAACCTGACCCGGGTCTAGCTGGTCGACGAAGGCCGGTAACCCTGGCGGGCGCCGGCATCCGCAGCCGCGGCGACATCAGTCGCATGCGTCTTCAGCATCTGCTTTACCGACTTTCCATCCCACGCCTTGATGTCGCCGTGGAAGTGATAGTGGGTGCCGCCATCGCCACCGCGATCGTTATCCGCGAACGGGGTGTTCGAATTCGCAGGTGCAAGCCCGGCCGCCAGCGGTGCCTGGAGCATAGCGGGAAGATTGAGCCGCGGCATCCCCGCGACCATCTCCATGAGCGTGCGCCAGCCGCCCGCTTCCGCAGCCGGAATGATCGTCTCGCCGGCGTGGACCATTGCGAGCTGATCGCGCGACAGGTTCTTGGCACCTACCGCGAAGCCGGGGACGGCGAGCAAGCTCTGATATCCCATCGCGATCCCGGCCATCGCCGCACCAAACGCGGGAGCGCCGAGGTTGAGCGGGAACGGTGCCGCCGCCATCGATGCGGTGCCGCCTGCGCCCGCTTTCGCCGCCTCCGTGGCGATCGTCGCAGCACCCGATGCCTTTTCCGCCGCGTTGCCCAGGATCAGGGCGGCGAGCTTCTTTGCGATCCAGTTGGCGATGATCTGGGCCAGCGCATCGGCGACGACCCCGACCATGCCGATGTAGAGGTTGCGGATCGTCTCGCCGAAGCTCTGCTGCAGCGTTAGCAGCCGGGAGATGTTCTGGCCCCACAACTGCGCCGTCGAATTGATCGCATTACGCTGGATAAGCGTGCGCTCCAGCGTCGCAGCCCGCTCGATCTGTGTCAGGCGGATCTGGTGCTGGCGCTCCAAGGCGACGATCTGATTATTGATCTGGCCATAGCGCTCCGGATCCTTGGAGGGATCGACCAGCGACTGCTGAGCGCGCAGTGCCTGCATCTGGACTGCGAAGCGCTGGCGCTCGAAATCCCGCTCCTGGCGCAACAGCTCGAGGTTGGTCTGGACCCCCATCTCGACCCGGAAGCGCGCGGCGTCGCGGGCGTCATCGATGGCGTCGAGCTCCATCTGCTGCTTCGCCCGGATCAGGTCGAGTTCGATTCGACGGCGTTGCTCGGCCGATTCCCGTGCGATCTGGACGATGCGGTCCTGGGCCTGCTGATACTCGCGGCTGTCCTCGCCGTGCTTCGATTTCACGAACTCGGCCATCGCCGTTGCGATCCGGGTCCGTTCGGCGGCATTGCCGCGCGCCGCCTCAAGCTCGCGTCCGAAGGCGGCGATCTGGACGTCGTACTCTTCGCGCCGCACCTCGCGGCGAAGCGCATAATACTTCTTCTCGATGTCGAGGCGTTCCTGCTGGGTCAGGTCCGCGCGCTCGAGCAGCGCGCCCCAATAGGCGGCCTCGTCGGACTTCGACATCTCGCGGAAGGTCTGCTCGGCATCGGCCAGGGCAGCGATCGCCATCTTCTGGCGCTCCAGCTCCGCCTCCCACTTCGTCATGCGGGCGTTGCTGTCTTTGTCCTTGTCCTTCCCGCCGCCACTGGCGACGATATCGCCGGTCGTGCCGCTGGGCGATGGGGTGATCTTCGGAGCCGGGCCGGGGTTCCAGAGCTTCTTCACCCAGGCATCGGCAGCCATCCAGTTCTTGTCCGCGGCGGCCCACTGTGCGGAACCGGCGGCGAAGCCCGCGCTCAGATTGGCGCTGATCTGCTGACCGGCCTCGCGCGTCATGCGCGTGATGTCGTTCAACCCGGCCGCGAACTGCGCCTTGATGCCGGCCCAGTTAAGGTTGAGCGCTTCGTAGATGACGGCACCAAAGGTGACGAAAGCCGAGCCGGTGATTTTCACCCCGGCGACGATTCCGTCGAACACGGACATCAAGATCCCGGCCAATCCATAGGCCGCACCGCTGATCGTCTTGAAGGTGAAGTCTGCGGCCGCGCCGAACGCGACAAGGATCGACACCACCGATTTGATGGCGACGCCCATGATCTCCATGACCTGCGCCACGACCCCGCCGGCGTTGTAGCTGCGGACGCACTGCGCGATGAAGCCGTTCAAGCCCTCGACCAGCGTCGCCATCGCAGGTGCCATCGCCGCGGTCAGGACGTTCTCGACGCCCTTCATAGCGAGCGCGTTGTCATCCCAAGCGTCCGCGAGCTGATTGCCCTTGGCGATCGCCTCTTCGCTGATGACCCCGTAATAGGCCAGCTTCTGGTTGAACTGCTCCTGCTCTTCCTTGGACATCGAAAGAACAGGGATCAGTTCGGCGCCGCTGCGGCCGAGCAGCTGCATCGCAAGCGCGACCTTCGCCGGGCCATCGGCCATTTCGCTGAACCGCCCCATGACGGCCTGCAGCAGCTGCATCTGGGTGTAGTTGCCCTGGACGTCGACGCCGATCTGCTTGAAGGCGGCGGCCTGCGATTTCCCGCCTTCCTTCGCGGAGGCGAACGTCCGGTCCAGCTTCGCCATCGCGCCGGCCAGCTTGTCGACGTCGCTCGCGGTAATCTCCGCCAACGCCCCCAGCATCTGGACATCGCTGGTCGTCATGCCGAGGCGCTGGCTCAGCAATGCGGTCTTCTCCGCTGCCTCGCCCATGCGCTTCGAGAAGTCGACGACCTGCTGGACTGAGAATCCGGCGATGAACCCGGCGAAGACGTTGCCGATGCGGGACTTCCAGCCGCCGAGCGACATCAACCCCTGCTCGATGCGGGCGTTCATCTCGGACAGCGCCCGGCTTTCGCGCTCGGTCTGGACCTCAAGCTGGCGCATTTCGCGCGTCATCTGCTCGGCGGATGTCGCACCCTGCGCCATCGTCTGGCGCATCATCGCGCTCATTTCGGCGAACCGGCTGTTGAGCTGCGCGAGCGCGGGCCCAAGTTCGCCGATCTCGCTCTTTGCCTTTTCCGTCCCCGGACGCACACCGGTTGCGTCGGCAACGATCCGAACCCGGGCTTCGTTGTCGTTCATGTGGTGCGCCTCCGGCGACGGTTCAGGACTGGTGCAGCCGTTTCAGGACTGCTTGCGACGCGGCGAGGGTGTCGCCGCCCGGCACCACGGAGATGCCCTCCGACAGCTCCGCGATGGTGGGCGAGCCTTTGGGTGGCTCCAGGTAGGTGATCGCGTCCGGCTCAGGGTCGCCGGTCAGTTTGACGCCCCACGCCGCGGCAAAGTGCGCCACAGCGATGTGGGTCGGCGGTCCCGCCTCGCGCCAGTGGCGGCGAAGCTCGGACACATCGTCGAGGCCCCATTCTTCCTCGATCGCGCGCTTGGAGCCGCCCTCGACCCCAGCGGCGACCAGTTCGAAGATTATTCCGCGGAGGATTCCCCGGAGGCCCCGGGCACTTCCGCCTGCGGCGCCGGGGCCGTTGCTTCCCCCAATTTCATGCCGCTCTGGCCCAGCACCGCGTTCATGCCGACCATGATGTTGGCAAAGGCCTGCGGGGTATTGTCGATGTCGTCGAGCATCGCTTCGACGGTCACCGACGGGTCGATCTTGGAAATCCCGATATGGAGGATCGCAACCGCGTCCTGCATCGTCGCCATCATTTCCGCGAGGGTGGTGCCCGCGGCGATCTGCAGCGCCTTCGAGCGAATCTCGGGCTCGGTATCGTCGGGGGTGATGTAGATGCCAAGCCGCTCGGCGACCTTCTCGTTGCGGGCCTTTGCCGAGTCGACGAATTCGGCGGCCTTGATCATCGAGCCGAGCTTGTAGGGCGCGATCTCCCAATCGCGCCCCAGCAGCGTGACGACGGCGTTTTTCCTCTCCGCCATCGGATCAGTCCGCCGTCGACCACATGCCGACCCGGCCAAGCGGGTCCGCAAAAGCCGAGAAGTCCATCTCGGGGATCATGAAGTCGTCGAGCTTCGATCCGAGCTGGAGCTTCGAGGAGACGCAGTTGTAGAACGACAGCGACATCCCCTTGCCGCCGTGGCCGTTCGACAGGTCGAGACGAATCGTCGGAACCGCCCCCATCGGAAGGTTCATGATCGTCGACTTCTGCGCGACCGTCGAAGTCGCGGTGTAGTTGTACGAGATGAACACCGTCTTCGAAGCATCGGCCGCGGCGAAGGTATAGACGCCTGCGGAGACGCTGTACTGGCCGGCGGTGGGAGAGCTGGCCACGCGCGTGAACAGGTTGCCGTTGGCGTCCATAACGCCGAGATCCTGCTGCCAGGTGCCCGATGAGGGCGGCGTCGGGGTGATCGTGAACGTGCTGACTGCGGGGATTGCCGAGCCGACCACATCGTAATGGTTCAGCACCGCCCCGGCCGACACGGTCTGGCCGAAGAACAGGTTGTTCAGCGTGGCGCCGTTGAGCTTGCCCATCTTCGCCTTGATGTCGATCTTGCCCTTGCCGCGCGCGATCGCGACGGGGAACTGCAGCTGACCGTAGAGCTGCTTGGTGTCGAAGCTGATATCGACGCTGATGTCTTGAAGGACACCGCACATGACGGGGGTCGGGTTGGCGACGGCCGCGCCGTTGGCATCGGTGAGGGCAGTGCCCCAGACGACGCCGGAACCGAAAGCGTGCATTGTTTCGTACTCCTGGTGATCCGGCTGGGCCGGGGTTGGTTAGGCGGTGAGCATGCGGACAGGGATCAGCGCGACCTCGTCTTCGCCGAGCGTCCCTTCCGAGGTTTCTATGGTGCCTTCGATGCGGGCCCACTGGACGAGTCCGCCCAGCATCTGGGGCAGGCCGCGGGCATTGGCTTCCAGCTTCGCGCTGATTGCGTCGAGGATCGGGTTGATGACTGCGCCCGGGGTGAGGTGATCCCCGCGCGTGACGTAGACGTAGATCGTGGCCTCGAGCATCCAGACCGTTGGAAAGCCGTTGGCCGCGGTCTTCACGACCGTCTCGCGACCCTGCGTGAGGAACAGCGCGGGGCGCTCCTCCTTGGGCACATCCGCCCAGTGGCGAAGGATGCGCGCTGAATCGCGCGGGTTCTTGAAGATCGCGTCTTCCCAGACGAGATCGAATAGGGCGGCGTAGATTGGCTCGCGTTCAATCATGCGATGGCCCTCTTCAACGCCGCATCGATCTCGTCGCGCGGGAGGCCGGCGGCTTCCATCTCGCGCAACGCGGTGCGCAGAAACGAGCGCTCCGGAAGCTTGACCTCGCGACTATGCGCGTTGACCTGGACCGCCCGCGCGGTGATCGGCCGCCCGAAGGCCTGCTTGATCTCCCGCAGGTGGGCCTTGATGTTCACCGTCCCCTGAAACCCGTATTCGTGCGGGGGCGCGTAAACGACCGGCGTCGAGACGATGCCGGCAACGATGTTCGTGTTGACCTCGACGACGTGACCGATCGAGCGGCGGAGGCGTCCGGAGCGGACGTTCAGCACCTGCCCGCTCAGCTTATCCTTTTGGACGTTGCGCCCGAGGCGGATCGCGAGCCGGGTGATGCCGACATAGAGTTCGTCGCGGACGCGACCGGGCATCGCATCGAGCCTGGCGACGACGCTGGCGCCGTCGAACTCCGTCTTAATCACAGAGGCGCGATTCGCTTAAACGGCTGGAGTGCCGTCTTCACCGACGAGGGCATGTCGCGGTGGTTGAAGCTGATCGACTCGTTGGCGAGCGATTTCGACGCGATGTCGAGCTTGTCCCGCATCTTGTACTTGAGCGTGACCAGCTCGGCGCACGCCAGCGAGATGGACTCGGGCACCTCGGCGTAGCCCGCCGTGAAGGCGACGCGCACGTTCGACACGCCCTCGGTGAAGGCATAGCCGCGCAGGACGATTTGCTCCTCGTCGAAGCTGTAACCCGGGGCCGACCAGTTCGGCGCGGCGGGGATGGCGCGACCGTCGACCTCCACCAGCGAGACGCTGAGGATCGGATATTCGGGCAGCTGCATCGCGGAGGTGCCGCGACCGCTGCGCCGGATGTCGAACGCGGCTGCGGTGAGCGTGCGGCTGACCTGGCCGCGAATGAATGAAGATGCCCCCGTGATGAGGAGGCTCAGGACCGCGTCCTTTGCCGTCCCCGACTCGCCCATGAAGGTCTTCACTTGGTCAAGCGTAGCGAGATCGGGGAGCGGCATCGGTCAATCCTTCGGCTCTGCCCGCTTCGCTCGCGCGGCCTTGGGCGGCTTGAAGCCGTTGGCGATCAAGCCAGCGCGATCGCCGTCGCTAAGCGGGGCGGGGAGGGTGACGTGTCCGTTCTCGACCGAGAATGTTCCGGTCGAGATGGTCACGGACGAGGTGTGGGCGGGGGCCATCCAGCGCATCGGTTCAGCCCTCGGGCTGGCCGACGACCTGGAAGCCGTGGCTCTGCAGCAGAGCGATATCATCGACCGGGACCAGGTAGTGGCCGGTCGCTTCGTCGATCTCATAGCTGTCGGTGGTCCCGCCGTCGGGATGATCCATCAGCAGGTGGGTGATGAAGGCGGGATCGGCTACCGCCTGAGCGTCGAGCTCTTCGACGATGGCCGCGGCTTCCGCTGCGATGTCGGTCGAAGCCACTTCCTCGGCCGCTTCCACGACCGGCGCGGGGGCCGGGTCGGCGGGCGGAGCGGTCTCCGGCTCAGCGATCGGATCAGCACCAGCCTCGGCAACCGGTTCGGTGGTGGCGGCATCGCTGGCCGCCGCGTCTGCGGGGACCTCAGCGATCGGTTCAACCACCGGCTCAGCGATCGGATCGGTCTGGGTTGGCTCTTCCTCGGCCGTGCCAGCCTCGGTCGATGCCTCGGCAGCGGGCGCCACCTCGGCTTCCGCCGCGGGCGCGGGGGCCGGGTCGGCGGGCTTCTGGGTCTTTCGGGTCACGAATTTCACTCCGCTGTGGAACGGAAAGACCCCGCCGGCGCGAACCGGCGGGGCAGGGCACCCCCAGGAGAGGAGGCAGGGGCGTTAAGTGGTCGGCGCGATGTTCTGGATCACACCGAAACAGAACGGCGCGTACACGGCGGGCGCAGTCTGGCAGTAGGTGCCGTAGAACTGCTTGCGCGAGGTGCGCGGCCACTTCTCGACATAATAGTCCTGGCGAACGAGCAGCTCGGTGACGCTCGGGCACTCGTTGGACATATAGGTCGCGGGCAGGACCTCGGCGTAACCGAAGATCATGCCCTTCGGCATGTTGGGATGGATCACGATCGGGATGAACCGACCGCCATCGGCGGTGTAGGGGTTGAAGTACCAGCCCACGACCGAGCCAGCGGTGACCTTGACCGGCGCGGGTTCGCCCGCCGTCGTGTCGGTGTTGACGCGAAGCAGCGGAGCGTTGCCCGCGGTCAGCACCAGCTTGGTGAGCGAGGTCAGCTCCTGCGCCGAAACGTAGATCTTGGTGACGCCGACGCGCCACGTATCCCACATCGTGCGGAGCATATCGCGGATCTCGGCAACCTCGCCATTCCCGACCGGGGTCAGCTGGGTACCGACGCCGGCGGCGCCGGTCGCGAGGGTCTTGATGTACGCGACCGAGCTGTTCTTGAACGCCTGGGTCAGCAGGCCGTCATAGCCCTTCGACTCGGTCGAGCAGTCGCCGGTGATCGCCGTTGCAGCCTGGCGGCTGCCAGCGAGCGGCGTGGTGAAGCCGACAACGTTGCAGGTAGTGATCGCCTGCAGCGTTTCGTTACCCGCCGTTCCGACGAACCACGCATACCCAGCGGCACCGTTAACCCACGGCGTCGAGGCATAGAGTCCCTGACCCAGCGTCACCGCCTGAGTCGCCGCAGCCGACTTGTTCGAAGAACCGCAGTTGATCGAGAAGTTGCCGTTGCCATCGTTCGATGCGACGCTCACCGAGGTAGCGACGCCGCTGGTGAGCGACGACTGAAGCAGGCCCAGCGGGGTCAGCGCAACCACGATGACCGAATAGGTCGCCGCAGGAAGCGTGGCGCCGGAGCCGGACGCGCTCAGCGTCGGAGTCGTCGGGGTGCCCAGGGCGACGCTCGCGTTCGCCATCAGCAGCGAGACCTCTTCGATCTCCATCAGCTTGTAGAGCGACCGCATCTGGACGAGGGCTTCCTCGTCCTCGAAGCCCTCCGCCGCGAGCTTCGCCTCATCGGTCAGATCGTCTTCGGTGCCCATCGTGGCATAGGCCTGCGAGGCGTTTGCCATCGTGTAGGTGATCGATGCCGCACGCCGCCCCTCGGGCACGAAGGCGCTGAAATTCGGCGAGTTGGTCAGGCCGGTGATGGTCTTCCAATGCGCGGCGTCGCCCGGCGACGGGCGCTTGGTGCGCTTCAGCGAGTTGCGGATCGGGGTGATGACCGGGTTGAACAGCAGCGACGGGGCGCGGAGGTCATAGGCGGTCGCACCGGTCGAAAGGGTGACGCTCTTGGCGAGCTGGTCCGGTTCGATTTCCTTCGACATCGCCTCCTTGGTGAAGTCGAGGATGTCCTGTGCCTTTTCCAGCGACAGGCCCGAGCGGACATAGCCGCCGTCGGGGGTGGTGTTGAGCACATATTCGCTGCCACCGTTCGCCAGCGTGGCGAGGGCGACCGCGGCGCCCGAGATGAGCTTCGTCATGGGTACCTCGTGAAATGAAAAAGCCGCCCCGGGATGGAGCGGCCTTCGAGCTTCTGCATTGCCGTTGCCCAGGCGGCGGCGAGGGCGGGGCCGGCTGGCGCCGGTGTAGGGTCAGGACTTGAAGCGGGCGCGCTGAGCGCGTGTGAGGATGTCCTCGTCCTGATGGTCAGTGGTGGTGGCGTCCGACTTCGTGAGGTCGCTGTCGGCGGCCTTGTCGATTGCCCGAACATGCCCCTTCGCCGGAGCGGGGAGCGCTTCCAGTTCAGCCACGCGGGCATGCGCCTTCTGCAGTTCGTCATCACGCGCGGCGAGTTCAGCACGCTGGGTCTCGACGGTGGCTGCCAGTTCCTCGATCTTGGGGGCCGCCGTCTCGACCGCCTTAGCGAGGCGATCGCGGTCCTGGCTCAGCGCGGCCATCGCATCCTTGGCGACTTCGTCCCCGCACGCAGCACCGAGGCTGATCGCGTGATCGTGGATGGTCTGGATCATCTTGGCGTCTGCCTTGGAGTTGCGCGCGCCGGCCTTCTCCATCAGGTCCGAATCCGCCTTCACCAGATCGATGATGCGATTGGCGAGTTCCATCGCCTCCCCGTCGCCGTCCGTGACGATCGCGTCGATCTCGACGCCGCTCGCCTCGATGCCGGTGAGAAGGTCTGCGACCCCTTCCTGCGTCATGGTGATGAGCAGGTCCCCGATTGCGGCAACGATCTTCGCCGCCTGCGCGGGGATCGACATGTCCGCTTCGTTGCCGGGGTCGCCATACTTCGCGTCCCAGGTGACCTCCGACTGGAGGCTCGCGAAGTCGCGCAGCAGGCGGTTGAGCCACTCGGTCGACCACAGCGACTTGGTCAGCATCGGGACCGCGAAGCAGTTCAGCGCGTCCGCGACCTTGTTGAGGTCAGCGAACAGATTTTCGCCTGCGGCGTCCGGACCGGCGAGCACACCGTCAGCCTTGGCCATGGCAGCATCGAGTGCCGCAACGGGGTCCGCCGCCTTCGGCTCGTCGGCGGGCGGGGTTTCCGGCTCGATGTCGCCCGCCATCTTGAGCAGGGCTTCGTCGGCGTTCTCGGCGATCAGCTCGGCGCGGGCCTTGACCACGAAATCCTTGCCCTTGCCGGGCTTGCCCGCGGCCTTGGCCAGTTCATCGGCGCGCGCCAGCGTCGCTTCGTTGCCCGGCTCATAGGCCTTGTCGACCGCGAAGTCCCGCTGCTCCTCACTTCCATCGGCCTTGACCATCGTGAAGGTCGCGGTCGGATTGCAGGGGACGTCCACGATCGACAGTTCGCGCACATCCGGGGTGTACCGCTTGTAGCGGCCATCCTGCCACCGCTTGGCGTAGCGGCCGCCGGGGGAGAAGCCGGTATAGACCCCGGCCTCGACCTTTCGCCACTCGTTGTCGTCGACGATGTGCGCGACGAATCCGATCTTCTTCAGATCGTCGTCGAACGTCAGCTCGACCAGGCGGCCCGCCGCGATGTTCGAGTGCTGGCCGCGGATGTTGCCCAGCGACTTGCCGTCGCTGGCCTTCTGCAGCTCGGCCGACCATGCCTCGAATGCGGGCTTGGCGGTCGCGTAATCGCAGATCTCGCCGGCACGATCAGGCGTTTCGTCGAAGGAGCCGAAGACGAGGCGCTCAGTCGCGTCCGCCTTGGCGAGCGGGATGAAGATATGCAGGGGGTCCATGGTCGTCTCCGTCAGGCGTCGTCAGCAGGTTCGCCGCCCGGCATGTCCTCAGGGAGGACCGGGGAAACGGCGCATTCGCAGTTGGGGTGGAGCGGGACATCGGCCCCGCCGGTGAAGTCGTCGTCGAGGCCCACGATCTCGCCGTCGAGGAGAGCGCAGTCCTCGCAGCAATCGGCGGAGGCGAGCCACTCTTTGCCAGCCACCACTCCCGACGCCCGCCAGCCCGCATAGGCTCCCTGGGTGTCGGCGATCGCGGTCTCGCTGCGCGCGATGGTGATTGCGCGGGCCTTAGAAAAGGCTCCGCTCTCGCGCACCACGCGGGCGAGGTCCTGGTTGCTGGCACCTTCCTCGACAGCGTTGGTCACCGCCTTGCGGACCATGTCGCGGGTTGTGGCCGAGATCGACCACGACCCGTTATCGACCAGTTCGCCATCGACGAGCTTGCGCCCGATCAGCTGCGCGGCGCGGTTCTCCGCGAACTCGGCGGCATTGCGCACCAGCCGGCTCCGGGTTTCCGCGCTGAACAGGCCGAGATCCTGGAGCGCCAGCTTCCCGGCGCCCGTCGCGAGCTTCACGAGCAAGGGCTCGATCAGCTTGGGCAAGTCGGACCACGACCAGTCGATTTCTTCGAAGACGCCTTCCAGCGCGCGCTCGAACCCGTCATCGACAGCCTTTTCGAGCGGGAAGCGCTCTTCGATGAGGCTTGCGATCTCGCGCGCTTTGCCGGCGAAGTACCGGTTCAGCGCCGCGGCGAGCCGACGTTCCGCCGTGCGCGGTGCCGCCTTTGCAAGATCGCCCTTTGCAGCGTCGTCCGCCTCGGCGTCTTCGCCTTTGCCCTTTGGCTTAGCGTCATCGCCGGGCTGCGGAGCCCCAGGCACCGCGCCGGGCAGCAGCTCCGGCGGTACTTCCTCCGGTTCCGCAACCGCGTCTTCAAGACGGGTCGGAGAGCCATCGACCGTCGGGACCGCCCCGATACCATCGGGCAGAGGATCGTCGCCGTTGCGGTCGCGGACCTCATCGCGGGTCAGCGTGCCGTTCTTGACCCGCATATCCTCGATCCGGGCTTTCACTTCAGGATCGAATTCGCGGTCTTCCGTCCAGGCGAATTCGAGATCGGGGCGGGCGAAATCCTCGGCGAGGATCCGGTTCATCACACGACGGATATAGCCCATCATGTTGCCCAGCCCTGCGGCCTCGGCGGCTTCGTGTTCGGTCGTGGCCGATCCCTGACCCAGACCCTGCTGTTTGAGGAACGGTGTGGGGGCGGTCGAGAAGCAGAAGCAGATGATCCGCGCCAGCCACTCGTCGAACGCCTCCTGCAGGGGGGGCTGGCCGATCGCGTTCCAAACAAAGCCGGAGGGGAGAAACTGATTCTTGCGCCGGTTCTCGATGCTGGCGGTGAGCAGGTTGTTCCACATCTTCTCGACCTGGCCGATCTGGTCGGGGGTCGTGTCAGGAGGGGCGGTGAAGAAGCCGTCGCTGAGATTGCCGTGGGTGAAGAAGGCCTTCTGGCTCTTCAGGCGCTGGATCGCAGTTTCGACGGTGTCGACGATCTGCTCGACCCGGCTGTAGCCATAGACATGATCGACCCGGTAATTCTGCGGAAAGTACAGCAGCTCGGCCGTGGTATAGTTGACCGCGGGCAGTCCCTTCAGCACCTGCTGGTACGAGGCGTCGGGCATCACGGGCTGGCGGCCGCTCTGGTCGAGCAGCGGCTTGATCGTCGATCCGTCGATGATTTCGAAGGCGTAGGGGCGGCCGCCCCGATCGCGCCGGCGATAGATGGAGAGCGCGTCGAGCACGAAGTTCTGCTCGAGCAGCGCGCGGACCCACTGCCCCCAGTCGTGGACGCGATCAGGATATTCGAGCTGACGCTGGATTTCGATCACCGAGGCGTCGGCCTTGCCCTTCTTCCCGTCGCGCTCGCGGACCTTGATCGACCAGTCCAGCGCTTCGATCTTGTCTTTCTGCCCCTCCATGACGATTCGCACGGTGTCGTGGCGGGCGAGCGCCTTCAGCTTGTCGAACCCGACCAGCTCGGCGGTTCTGGGCTTGCTGTCCAGATTAGCGCCGATCCGATAATCGAACGCGCGGCCTGCCACCTCCGGCGGTGCCTGCGGCGGGAGCGGGTTGTTCGGCCCAAACCACCCCTGCGGCATCGAGCCATTATAGAGATAGCGGACAGCAACGATCGCGCGCTGGATGATCGACTGATCCGACATCCCTGCAACGCCTCCTGATTGAGCTATGCCGATTGCTCGGCGGAAGTGGTGGTCTCCGCCGCCCAGGACAGCCAGCCTTCGAGGCCGCTACCGGGTGCGAGATAGTTGAAGGCACCCGAGGCGGCGTCGACCTGATCGTCTTTCGCCGCGTTCGGGAACGTGCAGAGTTCGGTGATGAAGCCCTCGTTCCAGGGCGCTTTCACCAGACGGACGTTGCCGGCCTCGCATTGGGCCGAGAATGGCGCCGCCCGGGTCTCCTTCGACCCGCTCTCGACTTCGGCCTTGACGATCCAGCCCGCGAGCATGCGGGTGAACGCCTTCGCCTGTGCCTTGCCCGCCTGCGCCGGATCCTGATTGAGGTGGATCGCGACGTTCTTGCCGTCGAGCGTGGCTGTGTTCTGGACCGCTTGCTCGACCTCGTGCGGCGAGCCGCGGAATCGGATTATATCGCGGACCCAGAAGAACCCGTCTGGGCACTTCGACATCAAGCACCCCACGGTCCAGTCCGGGTCGCCTGTCGCGCCCTCCTCGGTGCCGGCGAGGTCCCACTTGCGGACCCAGGTGCCACCTGCGGGGGCGGCGTCGACCACCTTGAACCAGTGCTTCTTGAACAGCCCGCCCTCCTTCGGGGCTGGCTCCTGTGCGTACTGGCCCGCGAACTCGTAGGGCTTCTTCTCCTCCATGCGGCGGAGCGTCGCGATGTCGTGTTTCGCGGGCCACAGGGCGGTGCCGTCAGGCTGGATCGCGGGAATCTTGAGCAGTTCCCACTCTTCGCCGTTGCCGCCATTGAGCAGCCAGCCCGGCAAATCCCGCTCGTGCAACCGCTGCCCGATGACGATGATCGGGGTGTCAGGCGAGTTGACGCGCGATTCGAGCGTGTTCTTGAACCACTCGATCACGCCCTCGCGGATCACGTCCGACTTCGCCTCGGCCGCCTTGTGGATGTCGTCGATGATGATGGCACCACCGAAGCCGGGGCGCAGCTTGCCTGCACCGAAGCCAGTAATAGTGCCGCCTTCGCCTTGGGCATAGACGACGCCGCCGGCGGTCGTGCGCCACTCGCCCTTCGCGTTGCTGTCCCGGCGCAGCTGCACCTCCGGGAAGATGCCCCGGTATGCCTCGTGCTCGACGATCCGCTTCGCGTTGGCGGCGTTGTTGACGGAGAGCTTGTCGGAATAGCTGGTGTGGATGAACTCAGCGTCGGGGTTGAGCCCGAGCGCCCAGGCGATGAAGTTGACCACCGCCAGCTCGGTCTTCGAATACCGCGGCGGGATGTTGATGATGAGGCGTTTACATTCGCCCCGATAGACCCGCATCAGCGCATCGCAGATGGTCCGGTGGTGCCAGTTGTGCAGCCACCGATAGCCGCGCATCGACTTGAACATGTAGCGCGAGAAGAAATACAGGTCCGCACGCGCTTCGAGCTTCACCGCCAGCGCATAGGCCTCGGCGCTCTCTGACATCAGAAATCTTCGATGGCCCGCGCCCGCGCTTTAAGATAGTCCGCCGTCGAGACCTCGGCACCATCGCCCACACCCTGATCGGGCGTCGGGAAACCGGGATGGCCGACGTTCTCAGTCGTGGCACCCAGCGCGAGCCGCCCGATGCGTTGAGCAGCCTCAGCTGCAGACGCGATCAACCGCAGCTCGCTCGCCGGGATGTCCTCGCCGACCACGGCAAGACGCCGGGCGCAGCGCGCGCGGATCGCCTTCGCGACGCGGAGATCATCGCGATTGAACTGGAGCAGCTCGGTGATGCGCTCCTTGCTCGCCGCCTCGGCAGCCTCGGCGAGCGCGATCTGCTCGAACTTGAGCCGCTCCATGCCCCAGCGATGGCGCTCCGCCTGCTTCTTGACGGTCTCCGGTTTCAGCCCATGCTTTTCCGCGAGTTCGGCAATCGTGATGCGGGTCTGGACATATTCGAGCTTGAGCTTCGCCCAGTCGGCGATCGGTCCGCGCGCCATGTGCTTTACTTCCTTCGACCCGTTACTAGAGTATCGGGCATGACGAAATTTCCTTTGAAGGTCACAGTGTTAGGCCCGGGCGAAACGCTCAGCGGGTTCCGTTACTGGTGGCTGAAATCGGTGCAGGACTATGACCTGTCGGTCCATTGTGCCCGCTGCCTGCGCGGGCCGTATGACCGGCGGATTGGCCGCGCGATGCTGCTCAACCAGCCGGTCGAGCTGCGGGGCGATCTTGTCTACCTCTGCGGCGTGTCGCCGCGCTGGTCGACCAACTTCCACGCCGCCGCTGAGCGCGTCCCTGGGGAAACGTTCGATGTCCCGACCTACAACGGCCTGACCGTCCGATTCGAGAACGGTCGCCAGATCCCGATCGAGCCGCTGCCCGACGGCTATCGCGGGATGGACAAGACCTTCACCACCTGTCGGAACTGGCAGTTCGCCGTTCAAATGAGCGAGGCCATCACCGCCAGCACGTCCTCGTGACGGCCGATCCGCTTTTCCCCCGGGAGGGGGAGATTGAACTCGCGCTCGATGGCGCCGCGCTGGTCCGGAGCCTGCTTCGCCTTCACCACTGACGCCTGCCAGGCCGATGTGCCCTCGTGGTACTGGTGCTCGCCGTCGTCGCGGAAGTGCTTGCGCACGATCGCTTGGACATCCTCGGGCGAGTGGAATTTCTGGAAGAACCACTCGCCGCCCCGGAACAGGCCCGAGATGTTATGCTGGTCGAGGAACTCGACCTCGCGGTGCTGGGTGATGCGCCGGCTCATGCGCGCGCTGCCCAGAACCCGCTTCATCGGTCGGCCGCTGAAAAACGCCCGGCCGCCGGGTTTCAGGAAGGCGTTGACGCAGGCCAGGACATCGTCCTCGGCCTGCTGGGTGTCGACGCTGTTCAGCACATAGTCGCAGATCACGACATCCCAGAGGCCGTGCATCCGGATCGACAGCAGCATGGTGTCGATCATGCGATTGATCGCGGTCAGGTCCAGCGCGCCGCCGCGGCGACGGAAGAATTCGAGCCCGTGGATGTCGTAACCCTGGGCCTTGAGCGTCCGGACGTAATCGCCCTGACCGCACCCGAAATCGAAGATCCGCGCGGTCTTCGGCACCTCGCGCAGCAGCCAGTCGTAGGTCGGGCTGTAGTTGTCCTTTTGCCCGCCGCGCAACCGGTAGAGCTGAGCGAATGTCTGGTTGAAGGTCCGCCGCTCGATCCGGTCGTAGCTGTACCGTCCGTACTGTTCGGCGAAGATCGCGCGCACCCGGTCGACCTGATCGTCGGGAACGTAGAAGCAGCGGACCTTCTGGGAGATGACATGCGCAGCGAGAGCATAGCTCGCGCTCGACAGAACCTCTCCCTGCATGGAGGCGACACAGCCGCCCCAATTCCCATAAGCGGTCAGCATCCGGGCGACCTCGGAGCGGGTCGATGCGCCGATCGAGCGATGGTTGCCCGACACCAGATCGACCATCGCGAAGCCGGGTTCGGTCGCCGGCGGCACCCAGGCGGCTTCTTCGCCGCTGTCGAGATCAGTGCCGTTGTGCAGCTGGTTGAAGCGAATTTCGTCCTGCGGGTTCGGCTTCTTCGACAGGAAGCAGACCGGGGTGTGAGTGAAGCCCGCCATTTTCGCGGCGCGGGTGCGTTGGTGGCCGGCGACGATCAGGCCGTCGCGCAGTGCGACCACGGGTTTGACGATGCCGAGGGTGCGGAGGCTGTCGGCCAGCGCTTCCAGCGAGGCGTCGCTGATTGCGCGCGGGTTGTAATCGGCCGGGCGCAGCTGGTCGATTGGGAAGCTGGGGTCAAACACGGAGCGATCGCTCGACGAAGCCGTTGCTGATACCGAACTCGTCCACATGGGCCTGAAGCCGGGCTTCGAGCCATGCCGCCTCGTCGTCGGTGAGCGGAACCTTTTTGTTCCCGAAGGTCAGCTGCAGCGTCTTGCTGTCGCCGCCATTCGGCTGCTGGAGCGGTTCCAGCGCGTCGGGCATCTCGCCGGCCTGTTCAAGCCCGACCATCTCGTCGACGCCGAAGCCCGTCAGCGCCACCGCGAAGTCATCGCCCAAGAGCGATTCGAGCTCGACGCGGAGCAGGCCCTCGTCCCACGATGCGTTCTCGGCCAGCTTGTTGTCGGCGATGATGTACGCCCGCTTCTTGGCCTCGTCCCAGCCGCGCGCGACCATGACAGGCACCTGAGCCAGTTCGAGGAGGCGGGCGGCCATGACGCGCCCATGCCCGGCGAGGAGCATCCCGTCCTCGTCGATCAGGACCGGCACAGTCCATCCCCATTCGCGGATCGCTGCGGCGAGCTGGGCGATCTGAGCCTCGCTGTGGATGCGGGCGTTCCGCGCATAGGGCAGCAGCGCTGTGACGTCGCGCAGTTCCACGGCGGTGGCCGGCCACAGAGCCGTATCCAATTTACTCGACACAGGGGTTTCCTCGCGACGCACGGCACCAGCCCGCGCGAAACACGGGGCGAGTGGGGCAAATTTGGGGGTGAACCGTTCCGCGTTTGGGAACTTTCCGTGATGGCTATATCCATCGAAGTTCGTGGCACTGTCAATCGCGAAAATTGCGATTTGAAATAGTGTTAGGTGACGCATTACATTAGCCGCTTTTGCCTACGCATTTATTGTTGAGACACTATTGACAATTTATGGGAAGGGCACACATCGGGGCGATGAAGCTCTATGTGATCCGAGCCACGGCCAAGCTGCAAAAGGTTGGCATCAGCAAGCACCCAGCGGTGCGCCTGGCGCAGCTTTCAACAGGATGCCCATACGCGCTCGAACTAAGCCACGAGGCCGATTGCAGTGAGTTGAGCGCACTGATCGCCGAAAGGATCGCGCATCGGATACTGGCCCGATATCGTCAGCGCGGCGAATGGTTCGCGTGTACGGTCGACCAAGCCACAGCTGCGGTCGATCAAGCGATCATAGAGGCCCAAGCTGAGATCGAAGCCGTCGCAACTCGAATCGTTGCTGCTCGGAGGACTGCCCCTGAAGGTCACCCCGGATCGCTGCTATCCGAAACCTTGGCCCGGCATGACCTGAAGGTCGGAAAAGCGGCCAAGCTGCTGCAGGTGAGCCGACAGAGTCTCTACCTCGTCCTGCTCGGCGAGCAGAAGATCACTCCTCCGATGGCGCTACGCCTGGGGAAGCTGTTCGGCACCGGCGGCGAATACTGGCTGGAGCGCCAGTTCCTGTATGACATCTCGTTGCTGAGATCGGAGATGAAGGAGGTGATCGACCAGATCCCGACGATGGAGGCCGCTTAGAAATACGACCGGCCGAGGAGCGGTCACTCCCCGGCCGGAAGGTTCCCTACCAAGGAACCTGCGCCTGATGCCCGCACGGTTCGCACCGCGCAAGACTGCCCGATCACAAATTTCTTTCCCTACCAAGGAGCTATCGATGAACTACGTGACAGGGGGCATCACGCCTCCCGACCCCGATTCCACGCGCCCTCCTGACCAGGCGCTCGCCACGCTGGCGAATATCAAGGACTTCACCGACGGACGCGACCGCGCGATCGCGATGTGGCTCAAAGCCTATGACAGCTTCCACGCCACGACGGCGGCGGCTGGCGCGACCTGCATCGCGGGCAACCTCTCGCTATCGATCCCGCAGGACGATCGCTACTCCGATAACTCATTCACCCGGGCATTCCTGACTACAGGGCAGGGGCAGCGATGGGATCAGGGGCAGCGTCGCCAAGTCACCTATGACGCCCGCGACGAATTCGAGAAGCTCCTGACCGCCTCGATCGATCGCCGGTGCTGGTCCCACCTGATGGATCATCTCGGGTTCGACACCTTGCTCGACAGCCAGGCGCGGGCCGAGTTCCACGAGAGCATCCGCGACACACCGCCGGCGTTCACTGTGGAGAACGCGAACGCGACATTCTCCACTGTCTGGGCGAACCGCCGCGAGATGTATCTGCGCGGAATCGCCAACGTGTTCATGCAGATGGACCGGCGCTTCCGTTCCCACGACGCCTTCGCGATCGGAAACCGCCTGATTTTCTCGAACGCGCTGGCAATCGACTATGCGAGTTGGTCGTATCACGACCGAGGCAAACGCGATGCCCTCGCGGACGTCGAGCGCATCTTCCGCGAGCTGGACGGGAAGGGGACGCTGCCCCGCGCGCAGCAGATCTCGGAGCGCATCGCGATCTCGCCCGGCGCGCGGCCGCACCGCTTCGAGGAGGACTATTTCAAGATCGACGTCTTCAAGAACGGCAACATCCACCTCTGGTTCACGCGCAAGGACCTGCTCGCTGAGGTCAACGAGCTGCTGCTCGAATACTACCGGCCCGTCGAGGGTGATGTCGATGAGAGCGCCCCGGGGTACGATGCCGGACCGCTCTACCATTCGACCCCAGCGAAGCATTACGGCTTCTTCCCGTCGCCGGAGCCGGTGGTCGCGCAGGTGATCGCGCGAGCGGAGCTACAGGGCCGGGCCGATTGTGCCGGGCGCGCATGGGACGAGTGGCGCCCGAGCCGTGTCCTCGAACCAAGCGCGGGAACCGGCGCGCTCGCGGCGGCCGCGCGGGCCAAGGGCCACGATGTCACCTGCGTCGAGATCCAGCCGCACCTGGCCGCGCTGCTGCGGACCAGCGGCTACCATACGCGCGAGGGCGACTTCCTCGCGATGCAGCCCAGCGACCTCGGCGGGCTGTTCGATTTCGTCATCATGAACCCGCCCTTCGATCGTGGCCGCGACTGCGACCATGTCCGCCACGCGCTCAAATTCCTCAAGCCCGGAGGCCGGCTCGTCGCGGTGATGTCCGCCAGGGCTGAACACGCAACCGATGCTCGCCACAAGGCGCTGCATGATGAACTCACTCGGCTGGGCCGCGGCAATGCCCGATGGATTGACCTGCCCGAGAAGTCGTTCGCCCTCGCAGGCACGAACGTCAACACCGTGATCCTGGACGTCAGGAACTACCGGTGATGCCCGCGACCATTCCCTACCAACGGAGCCACCCTGATGTCCAAGGAACCCCCGCCCACATCTGATTTCCCGCTGCCCCAGGACAAGGTCGATGAGCAGATCGCCGATGTCGGAAGGCTCGCTGATCGCGATTTCGAGCGGTTCGGCTGGAACGAACCGAAGCCGTCACCACCCCCGAAAAAGAAGCGCGCACCGCGCAAGAAAAAGGTGCAGAAGCAGTAACTTAGAGTGGCGATTGTGCTTTACGCCGGTCGCCGGTGTCATAGAGTTCGGGCTCCCTACCAAGGAGTCCGAACCCATGATGATTGACCATGGCATCCACCAGTTCTTTGACCAGGTGGACGATCTTCCCAGCGAGTGCTGCGCGCGCGACCGCGATGATAGCCTAAGCGCATGGATCGTTGAGAACTTCGGCCCCGAGATCGCCGATGCGATCGTTGAGCGCGTCGGCGCGGAGGTGTTGTGATGACGAAGCGCATCGCCCTCGATCGCATCTTCGGTAACCCCGATCAGCCCCGCAAGATCTTCGACGAGGAGGAGCTGCGGCACCTCGCGGCGTCGATCCGCGAGAACGGGCTGCTGCAGCCCATCACGGTCCGAAAAGAAAAGGATGGGCGCTACATGATCGTCGCCGGCGAGCGACGGTTCCGCGCCTGTCAGCTGCTCGCCGAGCAGGGCGGGGCGACGGAGATCGCATGCAACCTCGCGAAGGTGGATGACGCACAGCTCGCGATCGACGCCATCATCGAGAACGACCAGCGAGTCGACGTCACGCTGATGGAGCAGGCGCGGTCCTATCAGCGCATGATCGCGGAGTTCGAGTACACGCCGGAGACGCTGGCGGTGAAGCTGGGCAAGCCGCTGGTACGGATCACGGAGCGGCTCCGGTTGCTCAATCTCACCGAGGAATGCCAGCACCTGCTCGAGCGCGGTCAGCTCTATCAGACCCAGGCCTATTACCTCGCCGGGCTGTCCGAGGCGGGGCAGGGGAAGCTGCTGCGCCAGATCAATGCGGGGCGGTGCCGGACCGTCACGGCCCTTCGCGATATCGCCCAGGCGATCGCCGAGGCCGAGGCGCAGACCTCAATGTTCGGGGATGCCGAGACACCGCCGCCGCCAACGGTCGCAGAGATCAGCGCGGCGCGCGGATTCGAGGCGCGGCTCGACAACATCGCGGCGTTCCTCCGCGCCGGCATCGATGACAACGTGGTGACCGCGGTGCGGAAGGTCGATCCCGGCCGCGCTGAAACGATCGCCGAAATCCTTGCGGTGATGCAGAAGGACCTGCATCGGATGGAGACCGCATTCAGGGTCGCGGCGGTGCAGGCGGAGCTGGCGGCGTGAGAGAACCGAAGGCATGGAAGCAGCGGCCGACCCCGCTCCCATGGACGCCGGAAGAGGACGCCAAGCTCGAAGACATGACCCGGTTGGGCGTGGTCTCCGAGGCTTGGCCCGTCCAGCTACCGAACAGACGGTTTTACGAGATCGTCGAGCGCAGGCTGGAGTTGGGGCTGCGCTGCGCACCCTTGCTCTGAGCAACGGCCATCTGTTGGAAACCGCGCTGCAATTTCGACATCGCATCGCTAAAGGCACGGACGGATGGCCCGATATCGACGGCAAAGCGGCGCAGCGATTCGTGGAGGCTCGCCATCTGCGAGCAGAAGACCTGACGCCGCAACCGCTTCGCGCGTTTCATCTTTCGGCGATCGCCGGAGCGTATCCCGGCCCATTCCAGCCTTGCGGCGCGGCGCGCGCGGTCCTGGTCGCGGTTAAGCAGGCGGGGCATGATCTTCCTCCCTCGGGAGATGGTGGACGCATAGCGGATCAGAACCCGCCGCATAAGACCTGCACAGCTGTGGACGAGCTTCGTAGATCGTGCAGCGGCCGTTTTCTCCAAGGGCTGTGCACCACCAATTCCACCGGCCATCGGACCGCTGCTCGTTTGGACGGAAGGGCAGGTGGTATCGCAAAGCGAGATGCTCTGCGCGCTCGAATGACATGGGTGCGGCTATGTCAGCTGTCGGGTCACCGATGTCGCCACCAGTGAGAAACACCGAACGGCAACAGTGGCCGGGATCGATGCAGACGTCGCAGAGGCCGCCGCGGTTCATGCCGGTTCGCTTTCAGGCTCGGGCAGCGGCTCCGCGCTGACGATATCGAGCGCGGCGATCTGCAACAGCGCCTCTTTGATCCTGCCCTGCGCGCTAAGACCGGGAGCGGTGAGGGCACTTTCGACCCGTCCCATCGCATAGGGGTAGAGGGTCTGCCACGAGTGCAGGTTGGAGCGGTGGCGTCGGTACTGGTCGAGCAGCTGCTCGCTGGAGCGGGGCGCGGTCACGCTGGCACCTCTGGCCCATAGTGGATCTCGGCGACCGCGCGCGCCTGGACCGACGCGACCACGATGCCGGCGGACAGAACGTCGAACCAGTCGAGACCGTGGTCGCCATAATTCTCGTGGCGACGCTCGATCCACTCGACCTTGACCTTGCCGCGCCCGGCAATGTGGCTTTCCGAACCGACGGCGTGCGCGATCGGATATTCGGCCTCGCGGCCGGGCTCGACGCCGTAAATGGCGGTGATCTGGCGGGTCATTGGGCATCTCCGTTCAGCGAGCGGCTGTCGAGGCAGCGATACCCGGTGCTCATCGCCGCCTCGGGCGGGGCTGGAGCGAGCAAGGATTCGGCCAATTCGTCGAAGGATGATGCTGCGTCTTCCAGTTCGGCGTGCATCCCACCGGGCACATCGTTCAGAGCATTGACCACGCGCTGCCAGGCGGCCGCGATCGCAGCGATAGAGTGCGGGGGTACCGCTTGCCGAACTATCGCGAGATATTCGCCGATGGCATCCGCCGCCCGGTAATCGACGTCCTCAACCGGATAGTCGCCGGGAACGCCAAATCCTGGGTAGAGCGAGCCGCCATAGGCGCGAGCGACGATCGATGCGATCTTGTCCCGCCATTTGGAGGGCTGTGGAGCGGCGGGGACGTCGGTGGCGAGCGCATCGAGTTCGGCGCGGGCCGCGCGGCGCTTTTCGGCGGGCATCAGCCCATAGCGCTCGATATACTGAACCGCTTCCCGCAGCGCATCATGGGCCTGCGGCATGCTCTGCGGCGCGAGCATCCCCGCGATCTCCTTCACTCCGCAGGCGGTGACCATGATCCCATTCGCGTTGGCGCGCGCGGCGATCGCCGCGAAATCCAGTGGCTGCGTCATGCTTCCTCTCCAATGACCGGGGCGATTGCCCCGGGACGACATTGAGCCGACGCGCAGGCGACGGCGGGGGACATCGGGGCCGGCATCACTCCGAACCCTCCTCGGCGAGGGAGGGCGGGGGTGCCTTCGGGCGCGGGGCCAGCAATGTCCCCTCACCGAGCCGCGCATAGGCGTCCTCGACGTCGTCGCGCTTGACGGTGTGCCGGGCCAACAGCTTGAAGCTGGGCCACATCCGCAGGGCCGAGATCAGGCGCTTGCGGGCGGTGCGCCAGTGCAGCCCATGCTCCTTGGCGAGGCGGACATACGGGGTGTTGGTCAGCACCATGTCGATGATCAGGCGCTTCGGGTTGGGGATGCTGTTGCGCCAGGCGCGATAGGCGACCTCGAGCCTGATACGACCCAGCGATTCGACGAGCTGGTCCCGCGCCGACCCCGAACAATCGACGCGAGCCTCCAGCGACCCGCTGCGGACCGAAACGGACCGCTCGATCATCTCGACGACGCTGGCGATCTCCTCGGCGGCCGCGAGATCCTCGGCATCGATCTTCCCCAGCTTCGCCATGCGCGAGAGAGGGGACTGGCGCCGATGCTCCGGAACTCGATCGATCCGTTCGAGCGTCTCCGGCGCACCCTGCTTGTGGCTCCATTTCGCCTCAAGCGCGGCGCGAGCCTCGGCTTCGGCGGCACGCATGGCGGGACCGAATCGTTTCTTCAGCGCGCGGATGTCGTCGCCCCCGGTCATTTCTCGGTCTTCCTTTTGCCGAAGCACTTCTCGGCGATGAGCTTGGCTTCCTGCCCGGCGACCCAGCCGAGCTTGCGTTCGACCTCGTCGGGATTGAGCAGGGCGAGGCCGTGGAGCTGCCATGCTGCGCGGGCAGCCTCCCATGCCGCCTCGGGATCGGGGTCACGGGCCTGAGCCGCGATGCGGGACAGCGAGGTGCGGATCGCGGCCATCAGCCCTCTCCCTCTGCGGCGGCGTCGGGGGCTTTCGCAGCGGCGAGGTACGCCCGCATCTGGCGCTGGCGTTCGGCCTCCTGCTCCTCGCTCTCGCGGGCCGCGTCGGCCTCCCGCTGCGCCCGCTCGAGCTCGGCCTGGCGTCCGGGGATTTCACGGAGGCGCTCGATGTCGCCCCGGACCGTGGCGATGTGCTGGGCCAGATCGGGCTCGAAAACCTTCAGCTTGTACGGTGCCCGGTTGGTGCGCTCGCGGAGACGCGGACCGGCCTGCTCCAAGACTGGGATGATGTCGGTCTCGAAGTCGGCACCGCGGGCGAGCCAGCTTTCGAGGACCGGTCGCCAATCGCTGGGCACGGTGATGAACCCTCCGGCCTTCATTAATCGTGCGAGGCGGGGATCGGCATCAGCCTGGGGGGTAGGGGGGTTATTACTATTCCCTTCCCTTCCCTTCTCTTGGGACGATTCTCCCCGGGGAGGCGCTGTCCGGTCGGATCGTCTTTCCTGTCCGGTCGGATCGCGGTCGGATCGCGCATTTGATCCGGTCGGATCGGTGCCGCGTCCCGGTGGGATAGAATTTTCATCCGACTGGGATGATCGGCGACGCGCCTTCACCAGAACCTTAGAGTCCGGATTGAGCGCGGCCAGCAGTTCGCCGGCACGGAACAGGTCAGCTTCGAGCGGTGCGGGATCGAACTCGGCCTTCCACCGCTTGGCGTTGCCGGCTCCACTGGCGAGGCGCTGGATCAGCTTCTCGATCCATGCCTCCAATGCGACCTCGCAGACGGTCTCGTGATAGAAGCGCCCATCCGAGCACAGCACGAACCCGCGCAGCGCATTGTCCCGGACGGCCGCCCATGTACGGAGGTCGCGGCCCAGCCCGGCCGCCTTCGTCAAGGCGGCGTCGTCGGCGTCGAGCGATCCGGCCGGGACCGAATGCCACGCCGACATCCAGAGGTTGAGCCCGGCGCGCCAGGCGCTGTCGTCAATGATGGCATCGAACCCGGACTGCCTGAGACGCGGGATATCGATCATCATGCGAGGGAAGTCGCTGAGGTCGCAGTTCGCCGGGGTCAGCGGGGCGGGTAGCAGGTCAGTCATCGTCTTCCCCGTGAACGGTGTCGAGGTGGTGCCGGAGGTTCTCGGGCAGGATGGTCAGCGCACAGCCCGCGACAGGGCAGGGGACGCGGCGCGCATTCTCGCGCGCGACCTGAGCCAGCGCGCGTTCCAGCCGGGCAGCAGCGGCCCCGCCGAAGTTCAGGCCAGTCGGGAAAGGATTGCCCCCGCGCCCGCTCACAGCCGGGTGTCCTGAAAAAAGGTGTGGTCGCGGACCGCCTGATGGGCGCCGAAGAAGAAGCAGTTGCGACGACCAAGGGCACCGCCGCGGCGCTTCGCAGTGTAGAGCTCGACGTGATCGCGCGCGGCCTGGAGCGCGAGTTCCCAGTCGGCGCGCCGCTTGTCGTCGACCTTCGGCTCCGCAGCCTGCAGATAGTATTCGTCGCGGTAGACGAACATGACGATGTCGGCGTCCTGCTCGATATCGCCGGCGTCGCGGAGATCAGACAGCAGCGGGCGCTTGTCCTCGCGCTCCTCGCATTTGCGGCTCAGCTGGGCGAGGACGACGATGCAGACGCCACAGGCTTTCGCGACCTCTTTGATCGCGCGGCTGATCGCGCCGACGTCGTTGTACCTGCTCCCGGTCTCGCGATCGGGCTTGATGAGACCCAGATAGTCGATGAACACGACGTCAAGGGTCTGGCCCTTCGCTGCGAAGCTGCGCTGGTACCGCCGGATCAGGGACGCGAGACGACCGATCTTGAGCGTCGCCGGATCGGTCAGCTGCAGGGGCCAGCTCTCGATCATCTCGCGCGCGGACTGGATGCGCTGGCGGTCATGTGGGGACAGACGCGCGGAGCGGATCTGGTCGTAGGTCGGGTTCTGCCCGTATTCGAAGACGAGGTCGGCGATCGCGCGCCGCATCAACTCGTCCTCGGACATCTCCAGGCTGATATAGAGACCGCCCTTGCCAGCGCGGCCGGTGGCCAGCCAAGCCGAGAGTGCAGTGGCGGTCTTGCCCATGCCCGGGCGGCCGCCGAGGATGATGACCTCGCCGTACCGCATGTTGCCGGTGAGATAGTTCCAGTCGGCGAAGCCATCGAGCTTCACCCCAGGGACCGAGATCCCGGAGGCTTCGTCGTCGATCCGGCCCAAGGTGGCATCCATCGCGGCTGCAATGGACCGGCCTTGGGTGACGCCGTGCTTCGCCATCGCGGCGGTCAGCGCCGAGTCGACGGTTTCCGCCAGCGCCTCGACTGCGACATCGAGGTTGTCGGCTTTCTGCATCGACACGATGGTTTCTTGCAGCGCGTCATAGACCCGCCGCCGCTTCGCCATATCTGCGATCTGGGCCGCGAACTGGCGCACACCGATGAGCGCCGCGCCCGAGCCGGTCAGTTGGGCGAGATATGCCGGGCCGCCCAATTGGATCATGGCCGGATCGTCGACGAACATGGGACGAAGCAGCACCGGGTTGGCGCGCTGCTCGGTTGCGGCGGTGTTGAGGATCGCCGCATAGATCCGCCCATGCAGCGGCTCCATGAAGTCCTCCGGTCGGACCTGATCGGCAACACGATCGATCCAGTCGTTCGAGATCATGAGAGCGCCCAGGAGCGCCGCCTCTGCCTCAACATTGTAGAGGCAATCTGGATATGCGTTGCCCGCGGGCATCTGGATGGCGGTCACCGGCATGACGCCCCCACCCACGCGGCGTACGCGCGCTGCCAATCGCTCGCTGCAGCTTCAAGCTCAGCGACGAAGGTTGCGTCGTGCTCGAGCTCCGGGGATTCGGCGAGGCGCAGGCACAGCTCGCGGTGCCGTGACCATGCGGCGTCGACAGTCAGCTCGGTCGGGAGGATCGCGATCGCCGCGCTCATGCTGCCAACCTCGCAATGTACCCTTCGATGTCGGTTTGCTGGCGGGCCAGCTCGAGTGGGCGGGCGGTTACCGCGAAGCGGGAGGCGCTGGAGCCGTCGAAGCTAGTGACCCCGGCCGCCTCGCACAGGCGGATCCGGCGCGCGGTGTTGACGCGGCCGACATGGCAGATGGCCCCGCGCGTTCGCGCGAGCGTGGCCCACCGGCGCAGTGAGTGTTCCTTCCAGCCGGAGGTGCCTCCGATGAATATCCCGGTCCTGGGTGAGAGAAGAGGCGCGACATCGCGCGGCTCGAATCCGTTCTGGACTGCGATCAACAGCGGAACGTGCGCGATGTGGTCATAGGTGAAGCGCAACTTCTCCCACCAACGGCGCGAGCGGGTCAGGCTTGCAATGCCACCGTTGACGATGTCCGGAATGACGATGAAGTCGGCACCTGCACCGAGCTGGTCGACCGCGCGCTCGAAGGCCATCGTGTCGAATGGCTCATTGCGCTGAGATGACGTCCACGCCCCATTGTCGAGCGCATAGCGAAACCCCTCGGTGCGCAGGACGCCGCGCGCTGACACCATGAGACGCCAGCCATTTTCGCGAAGCGCATTGAGGTTGCGCTTGGTACCGGTGCGGGAGGCATAGCCGATCATCCGCGCCGCCTCACTCGGTCAGGCTCCGGCATGAACAGGTGATTGGAGCGCCAAGGCGGCGTCTCCTTCCCGATCTGCGTCACGAGGTGGTCGAGGATGCCCGCGGCCTCAGCGGCATTGTGGTCGGGAGCCGGCCAGCCCAAGTCGCGGCACCGGTTCTCGGCCATGATCTTGAAATCTTCGGAGCGTCCGGTGGCGGACCCATACCAGGTCTTCCTCCAGCTGGCCGAGTAGATCAGCGTGCAGGGGATCGCTGCGGCTTTCGCGGCCCACTGGGTGAAGCTGACCAGCGCGACTTGCTTGAAGATGGTGGGCGCGTCGAGGTGCGGCGCAATGAACATCGCCTCGATGCCGATGCGCTGCGGCCGATGCGCGCGCAGGAAGTCGCCGAGCCATTTCCGATACAGCTCGAGCATCGAACCGGCATCGTAATCCCAGCCGACAATATGTTTCGTGCCCAGCTGTGGTTGGGGGGCGTGGCCATCCCACACCCCCCAGCCGGTCTTCGAGCTGAGGTCGAAGGCAGCGTAGCGCATCAGGCGGTCAGCCCCTTGACCGCCCACATCACCGCTTCCTCGACCTTGGTTTTCGCGAGCGAATATTCCCGGCTCGCGCCGAGACCGTCGATCGCCGCGAGGAACTCGGCGCCGAGGTCCTTGATGCGGACCATCTGCGCCTTCTCCTCATCGCTGAGGACGCGGTACTGATGCCGCACGGCATTGTTGACCGTGCGGCTATCGCCTTCTGAGGCGACCTGCTGTTCAGGGGCGCTCATTACGCTGCGTCCGGAATTTCGCCGGGCGCGGCTTCGCTGTCGTTGGCGAACAGGTCCGCCTGGACAGGCACACCGAGCGCCTTGTTGCACAGCGTCTGGCTGCGATCGAACTCGGCGCGAACGTCCGGGTCCATCTCGCGACGGCGTTTCGCCGCCCGCCACGCATCCATGTCGATGTTCGACGCCTTGATGCGCTTGCGCTCGGCCGAGATGTCCGCGTTGATCGACGCCCGTTGCTTTTCGAGCGAAATGATCTTGTCGGTGCATTCCCGGATCAAGCTGATCTGTTCCGGATCGTTATGATCCGGGGGAGGGGTTCCTTGTCCCATCACATTCTCCTGGTCAGGTGGTTCCGCCGTCCCGAGACTTGCCGGCATGCGCGTAGGGGACACGCCATCCCACCGACGCCAGCAACACGGCAGCGCCAGTCTCGGGGTTTCGTCCGCGGCGACGGACGGGGATCGGATGCGAGGGCGGCGCTCACTGGCGCGCCCTCCAGGTCTGGAAGCGCTCCGGCCCGTAGTTGAGCAGGATACAGGCCTCGACCACGGTCAGGCCGTCGCGGCGAGCGACCGCTTCGTAGAGCTTCAGGATCTTGAATTGGAGCAGCTGGCAGCCCTGTTCCGCCGCCGACAGGGCGGCGTTAGGCGCCAAGCGCTCCTCGCGGTCCTCGGTCGGCGACGAGGGGGCGGCAACTGGGGCAGGTGCCGGCGCGTCGTGCTCAGCTTCATCCGTGGGCTGATACGAGGCGATGAACTGGCGGAGCCGCAGCGCGCGCCCGGCGGTGACCGGGACGCCGCAGCGCATATTCTCGACCTGCTCGGCGTCGTCAACGGCGCGACGACCGAATTCCCGTTCATCCATCCGGGTGCGGGCGAGGAAGTACCCGACCTCGTCGACCAAGCTCATGCCGCTTCCGCCTCCGGTCGCGAGGCCATGAAGCTCTCGAATCCGCGCTCGATCAGGAGGCGGACGAAAGCGTCGAGCGGGATGCCGGCTTCCTGCGCGGCGGTGACCATTGCCGCGCGGATCACGGGCTTGCGTTCGAGGCGCACCTCTGGCGTCGGATCCTGCCCGGCCAGAACCGACCGCACGATCTGCTGGCAGACCGCCGATACCGACGAATCCTCAGCTTCGGCGCGGGCCGACAGCTGGGCGTGCTCGGCGGCGGTAATGCGGAATGCAGCTTGGCGGGTGGGCCCACAGGGAGCGGGCTGGAGCGGCGCTGGGGGCGGGACCGTAGCGGTAGGCGCTTCCGTTCGCGGTGTCTGCGTCGGGCGTTCGGCGGGTGGCTTCGCGACCGGCTCGAGCTTTTCCTCTTTGCCGCGCTGCACGATTTCCAGGATGCGCTGGACGCCATCGTCGGTAGAAGTCGTCGGTCGCCGCACCGCGGGGGCTGGCACCACGGTCGTATGGGCATAGCTCGTGCGGGTGCGACCGATCTTGATCGTGCGCTCCGCCCCGGTGCCTTTGATCACGATTTCGGCTCGATCGGCGAGGTCGGCCAGCAGCGTCCGCGCCGCCTCTGGGCTATCGAATCCGAAGCGCTCCGCGATTTCGCTGTCGGTCGGGGCTGGCTCGTCCCGCTCTTCGAGATCGCGGAGCCAGTCCAACATGCGCGAGCGGTTCAAGCTGGTGTGCTGCTTCATCGAGCGCTCTCCTGGGCGATCATCTCGAGCCAGACGGTGGTGAGTGCGTGGACGCGCCGGATCAGAGCCTCGTGTGGAGCCAGCTCGTCTGCGGAGGTGATGCCGTCCTTCTCGATCTCGATGATCGCGGGCAGCAGCGTTGCGAGGGTCAGCGCGCCGGGGTCGCCGGTGCAAACCGAACCGGCATCGGCCCAGCGACCGCCGACGAGCGCCAGCAGGGGGTCGGCGAAGCGACCTCCCCAAGTCTCGCACGCGGCGAGGAAGGTTAGCATGTCCATCGCGGCGATCGCGCGCTCGCTGTCCTTCGGCGGAGCATAGGCGGCGGCGCGATCTTCGGACTTGCCGCCGAGGTAGCGCCCCAGATCCTTGTAGGTCAGGCCGTCGTCGGTCTTGATCCGGCGGAGCGAGTCCGCCTGGGTCTCAACCGCGGATGACGCGGAAAAAGTTCGGCGCGGGCCGTGGATGTGCGGTGCGCTCATCGCGCATGGTCTCCATCATGACGAAGCCTCGAGCCGACAGAGCTGACCGTTTGAAGGCCGTGCCCATGGGCGCGGTCGTCGCGGCGCTCACGCGGCGGGAGGGCGATCGGCGAGCAGGGCGAACCCAACGGGCGAACCACGCGGTCCCTGCGCGCGGCTGGCGCACGGCGCGGCAGCAACCACGCGCTGAAATCGCAGTCGCACTTCGGGGCGTTGCAGCTCGCACACCGACAAGGGACGGCGCGAGCGATCACTGTTCGGCGACCTCGGCCGCGGCCTTGCGGTCAATTGGAACGACCGCCGCCGCCAGCTGGTCGATATGCGCGACCTCGGGCTTGCGCGCCCGCGCGGCCAGAACGATGTGGTCGAGACGGGATTCGGTGATCCCGTTCGACCTCATGCTCCGGACCGTCGAGTAGGCGGTCTTGGTGATGCGAGACACCTCGCTTGTGCCCCCGAGGGCGTCGAATAGCGTGTCGATTGCGGTCGGCATGCGATGTTAAATGCGATAATCGCGATGGAATCGCAAGCGACAAATAGCGATAATCGCGATTGCGATTATCGTCACGTTCGGTCCTATGGGCGGATGGCCAACTCCGACCGCCTCGACGAGATATTCCTGCGCCTGGATCGGTTGAAGATCGACCAGAAGGAACTGGCGGTCGGCATCGATCTCAGCGCCGACAAGCTTTCGAAAATCCGCAGAGGCATCAGACAGTGGCGTGGTGAAGAACGCGGCCTCGCGCTGGCTTGGGTGGAACAAGCGGAGCGGACGCACCGCCGCAGCGATGTGCGGCCGGCTGAGGTGCTCCCCGCGATAGGCGGGTCTGGCGCGGATGATGTGGTCGAGCTGATCCGGCTCGACCTGTCACTCGCGATGGGCGATGGCACCAACATCGACGACTATATCGAGGAGGAGCCGGTCAAGTTCGACCTCGGCTATCTTCGTGCGATCACCCGGACGCCGCCGCATCGTATCAGGTTGGCGCGCGGGATCGGGGACAGCATGTTTCCGACGCTGCAGAGCAGCGACGAGGTCATGATCGATACGACCTCCACCATGCTCAATCTCAATGACCGAGTCTGGGCAATTTCCATGTACGGGGCAGGGGCGATCAAGCGGTTGCGGGCGATCGGCCCCCAGCGCGTGCTCGTGATCTCAGACAATCCCGCGGTTCCCGATCAGGAAATTGACGCCGAAGACCTGCGCATCTTCGGGCGCGTGTTCAGGCTCGCGCGCGAGCTTTGACCGATGGCGCGGGGGCCGCTCTCACTGGCGGTGGTCGGTGTCGACTATCCGAACAAGCGGGGACCGACGCGGCATTTCGCCATCGCGCTTTGTAGGCCTGGCGACCCGATCGAACTGAGGCGGGAGCCGAAGAACCCGAAGGACGAGCGCGCAGTCGCCGTTTTCAATTCCGGTGGCATCCAGATGGGCTATTTGTCCGCCGAGCGCGCGGCCTGGATCGCGCCGATGCTCGACAAGGGGCGGGTCATCAAGGCCGTCTTCCAAGAGCGGATGGATTACGGAGCCGCGATTCGCATCGCGTTCGACGGCGCTGATCCCGTCCTCCCCGAGCGAGAAAATCGCGAAAATCACACCGATGAACCAGACTTTTATCCTGACCCGATATACCCTGACGACTGACCGGATCGCGGAAAAATTGCGATAATCGCGATTTAGTATTGCGACTATCGCAATTATCGCTATTGTCATCGCCATAGCCCCTTTGGTCAGGGGCTGTGGAGATCACGATGCACAGCACCGCAGTTATCCAGGCGAGTCCAGCAGGCGGCGTTTTTCTGACGCCCCTGTCCGAGACCGGACGCTATCAGATCAGCGCCTGCGTCGGCCTCAAAGAGGTCATCACTTACACCGACGATCTTGAGGCGGCGGAAGTGGCGTTCGACGTCTGCTTCGTCCAGCCGTTCAAGGACGATCGCGACGCCCACGGCGGCATCTACGACATGAAGGCTCGCCGCTACGTCCGGACTTGGCGCGGCGGACCTCGCTATGTGCCGCAGCCGCATCCCATGATTGCCCTGTTCGACAAGGCGGTGCGCAACGGTCACCCGGTCCGCATCATCACCGCCGAGGCGATCGTCGAGATCAACATCGCAGCGGGAGAGGGCGCATGATGCTCGATCCCGTCATGGTCGGCGCATCCCGCGCCTTCCGCACCGCCAGCGGCCGCCAGTCCAGCTATACGCCGCTCACCCTCCCGGGTCCGGCCCTGTCCGACATGACTTTGGCGGAGCGCTGCCACGAGCTGGGCGATACCGTCGAGCGGATGGTCGCGGTGCAGATGCACGCATACCCCTCCTCTTGGACCGAGGAAGAGCGCCGCGAGATGGCCGAGCGCAACCTGTTCGGGGGCGCACAGCCATGACCCGCACGCGCTCCATAGCCAACGCCCTGATCTATGGCGAGAGGCAGGAACCGCTTGCCCATTACGAGGGCATCGACCCCGACACCCCGGTCGCCGGCTTCTACAAGATGAAGCTGCGCAGCGGTGCGATGCATGTCGGCGTCAAGATCTGGTTCGGCCCTCCGCTCGATCCGATCGACGGCACCGAGCTGGACCGGTCGCACCGCTGGCAAGCCGAGGTCAACGGTCGGCCCTTCGACATCCTACGAGCGTGGCCGAGCTGCGCCAAGGAGCCGAGCAACGAGGGCGAGTACCGATACCTGACCTCGCTCCAGGCGTGGGGCGAAGAACACGCCCCCGACAGTCCCCAGGCCAACCCCACCCGGCGCGTCGATCTGCTGACCGCCCCAATCACGATTTGAAGGAGCCCGACATGGACAACGTGTTTTCCGACGTGAAGCCCTGGCCGGAGGCGGAACCCGTTCCGGTTGCCGGGGTCGGTGACAACAGCGGCGAGGTGCCGATGGAGGTCAAGGTTGTCGACGCCTTCGTCGAGGGGCTTTCCAAAGACGGTCTGTTGAAGCGGATCAAGGACCTGACCGAAGCCGGGAACGGCGTCAAAGGTTGCGCCAATCGCGACGCAGCCGGTCGGATCGCCGACTTCGTGAAGATGGCAGGGGCCGCGACCAAGGCAGTCGAGGAGCACCGGGAGAAGCACAACCGTCCGCTCCTCACAAGCCAGCGCGCGCTCAAGGGCAAGGCCGATAATGTGGTTGCCGACCTGTCGGCGGCGGTCACCAACGCTCGCAAGCACATGGACGACTTCCTTGCCGAGGAAGCCCGGAGGCAGCGCGAAGAGGCGGCGCGGATCGCGCGCGAGGCCCGCGAGGCCGAGGAAGCGGCGGCGCGCGAGCGCGCCCGGCTCCAGGCCGAAGAGGACGCCCGCGCCGCAGCTGAGGGCCGCGAGGCCGAAACCGTCGAGGTCGAACCGGAACCGGTGTTCGCGGCCCCGAAGCTGGATCGCGGTCCCGTTGCGCGCGGCGACTATGGCAGCTCTGTTTCGCTGACCGAAACGTGGGACGTCGAGGTGCTGAACGTGCGCCAGGTCCCCGACGCTTATCTCAAGCACCCCAGTGTGATCGAAGCGCTGGAGAAGGTCATCCGCTCGCAGGTGCGGGGCAAGAACGGCATCCGGGAACTCAAGGGGTGCCGCATCTTCTCGCGGACCGGAAGCGCGGTGCGCTGATGGTCGAGTTCACCTTCACCCCGATCGCCCGGGCCCACATGGAGCGGCGCGGATATGGTGCCCGCGAAATGCTGGGCACCATCCCGGACATGCTCTGTCCCTCAATCCCTGTCGGTGCGGTCGAGCAGATCGACGCCGCCTATCGCGATATCGGCGGCGGCTGGCGCGACACCAACGGTTTTCGGCTCGACGTCGAGGCCGGCACCCTGACCTATCCGGGCGATCCAGCCCGCCAGCTGATCGCGCAGGCGAAGCTCCGCGACGAGCGCATCCTGTTTTTCGACGGTGCCTGGATCGCTGTTGTTCAGCCGGACGAGTCCTACCGCGTGGCGAGGATCGACTGATGAGTGCGCTGCCCGAGGGCGATTACGCCATCGTCGAAATCCTGGGCCACCGCACAATCATAGGTCGCGTCGAGGAGGTCGAGCGCTTCGGCACCAAGCTGATGAGCATCGAGCCGCTGTTCAACGGCGAGCTGCTCAAGGCAGTCCTGATTGGCGGAAGCTCGATCTACCAGTTCACGCCGTGCTCCGCAGACGTGGCGGCGGAAAGGTCGCCCAAAGAGGAGTGGCAGCTCCCAGCTTCGGTACGCGCGGTCCTGCCGCCGATTGCTTTGGCTGGCCCGGAAACGCCTCTCCCCGCTTTCGTCCACAGCAGTGCTGCGGCCGGTAACCCGTGCCCGCATCGTAACGACCCTGCGCACGACATTTGGGAGTGCGTGGAATGCCTACCATTTTGAGGAGCTTGCCCATGACGAAGCGACAGTTTGTCGTCGTCCGGTTCCGACCGGAGGACACCCGCACCTACACCTATCACAACGACGGCGAGCCGGTGGCCGCTGGCGACATGCTCAAGGTCGATGACGCCCGCCGCGGCGACGGCTGGAAGCGCGTCGAATGTGTCAGCGTGACCGACGAGGTGCCGCCCTTCCAGACCAAGCCGATCCTCGGCCGGGTCGATGATGAGGCCGTCGCCGATGGCGCGGCCGAGCCCTTCCAACTGGAGAACTAAGAAATGGCGACCCAGATTGCCAATGTCGACGAAGCGCGCCGCGCCGTCGAATCCTTCAACAACCAGCTCGCGACCCGCGCCGACCAGTTCAAGATGGTGCTGCCCCAGCACATCACCCCGGCGCAGTTCCAGCGGACGATCATCACCGCCGTTCAAGGCGACGTCGAGTTGCTCAAGGCCGATCGCCAGAGCCTGCTGCTCGCCTGCATGAAGGCGGCGCAGGACGGCCTTCTGCCTGACAAGCGCGAGGCCGCGCTGGTGATCTTCTCCACCCGCGTAAAGGACGGCAATAACTGGGTCAGCGTGAAGCAGGTCCAGTACATGCCGATGGTGTACGGGCTGCGGAAGAAGATCCTCCAGTCCGGCGAGATCAGCTCGATCGAGACGAACGTGGTCTATCGCGCCGAAATGGAGAGCGGTCGCTTCATTTATGAAGCCGGTACCGAAGCGGTGCTGCGGCACCGACCGATGCTCGAGCTGACCGAGGAACAGACCGCCGACAGCGAGATCGTCGCCGCCTATTCGGTCGCGGTCATGAAGGACGGCACCCGGTCGTTCGAAGTCATGCGCCGCTCCGAAATCAACAAGGTGCGCCAGCGGAGCCAGACCGGCGCCGAGGGCCGCGTCTATGAGTTTGGCGCCAACAAGGGGAAGCTGATCGAGCCGAAGGGGCCGTGGGTCGAGTGGTTTAGCGAGATGGCGCGCAAGACCGTCATGCGTCGTCACAGCAAGACGCTCCCGATGTCGGGCGACCTGATCGACGTCGAGGCCCGCGACGAGGAAATCGCCGCCCGGTCCGTCAGCGCGGCTCTCGCCGAGGAACCCGGCGCCCCGCGCCTGGTCCCGCCGTCCCGCGAGGAAGTCGGTGCCGGTGATCCGCCACACGACCCGGCGACCGGCGAGATTTCGGAAGAGGTCCAGCGCACCCTCGATCAGGAGGCGTTCCGCCAGGCAGACGGGAACGGCGCGCTCGCCGAGGAATCGCCCGCTGCCCCGGAGGCATCGAGCGAGAGTGACGGCGGCGGCTCGCTTGCCGAGAGCGTCGCCGCACAGATGATCGAACGGTGCCGCAACGCGCAGATCGTCGGCGACGTCCTCGCGGTCGAGAGCGACCTCAAGACCCATCGCGAAGGGCTGGGCGATGACCTCGCCAAGACCGTCGACGACGCGATCGCCGAGCACAAGGCCCGCCTCAAGACCCCGCCCGGAAAGGCCGCTGCCAACTGAGTCCCCCAGAGGGCGGGTGCCGCGCGCGCCCGCCCCGAGGATGGGCGCAGTTGCCCGGATCAGAGGAGTAATCTCGATGCACCTGACCAGCTGGAAAGCCCGCCGCGCCGGCGGACGGATAACGATCAACGGCAAGGACGAGCAGGGCAAGGATGCCAAGATCGTCGGCATCGACGTTATCGAGCCGCGCACGTTCAACGGCGTCCCCGGCATCTATGCCACCGACAAGAACGGTGACGTCCATCGGCTGATGGCCGCGTGATGTCCGACCCGACGCTCCTCAACGCCCCGCCGTGCGTCTCGAGCCAGTCCCTCGCGGATCGCAAGACCGTGATGCTGGCCCGGGACGAGGCGCGTCGGGAGCAGTGGCTGCGCACGCGCGGGCAGCGCAGCCACCTCCGCCGCCTCCTCGATTGGATTACCCGATGACGACTTCGCTCGGCCAGACCGCAGACGGTGCGTCCGTCGACCTCAACCTCGACGAGCTGATCGGCTCGCACCTCGGCGTCGTTGCCAATAGCGGCGGCGGCAAGAGCGGGCTGTTGCGGCGGCTGCTCGAAACGACGGCTGGCCGGGTCCAGCAGATCATCCTCGACGGTGAGGACGAGTTCTACACCCTGCGCGAGCGCCACGAATTCGTGATCGCGGGCGGGGAGGGCGGTGATATCCCGGCTCCGCTGGCCAGCGCGGAATCGCTCGCGCTCGGCGCGCTGACACACGGCTTCTCGCTGATCGCCCAGCTCAACGACCTCGGCCCGGACGGTGCGCCGGAGTTCGTCGGCCGTTTCCTGACGGCGCTGGTCAATGCTCCGCGCGATCTGTGGCACCCCGTGCTAGTGGTGGTCGACGAGGTGCAGCGGTTTGCCCCGCGCGTCGGCACGACCGAGGCCACCGAGGGCATCCGCGCGCTGCTATTCCAGGGCCGCAAGCGCGGCTTCACCGCCGTCATCGCCGGGACCAAGTTCACCGAGATCGACCCCGGCGTTCGCGGCATGGTCAACAACTGGATGCTGGGCCGCGTCGGCCAAGCCGTCGATCGCAACACGATGGCGGAGCAGCTCGGGTTCACCGCGAAGGAGGGCCGCGATCGACTGCGCGGAATCGAGAAGCGCCAATTCTATGCGATGGGCGAGGCGCTGACGCGAGAGCCGACGCTGTTCCGGGTCGCCGACGTCGAGACCACCCCGGTCCACGCTGGCCAGGCGAAGGTGCCGACGCCACCCGCACCGGAGGCGCTGCGCGAGATCCTCGCCGGGCTCACCGCTGCACCGACCGACGCCGCTGAGGGCGCGGCGATCCCTTCTGGCGGATCTGCGGCGATCGCGCCGATCACTGACGCGGAGCGCGCCGAGCTGGTCGACCTCCGGCGCGAGCGCGATCACTGGACGATCGAGCGCGCCAAAGGGCAGCGCCAACTCGACGCTCTGATCGCGGAAGGCCGCGCCCTGCGCGATTGCGCCGCGCGCATCGTCGAAGCCGCCGCAGACATGGCGCGGATCCGTCCCGCGCTCGACGACGCACCTCCGCAGATTTCCATCCCATCCGAACCGGCCGAGCAATCCCCCCCTGTTGATGCTCGGCCGCAGCCCGCCGCGCGCGCCCCCTCCCAAGCCACGCGCGGCGGGCACATCTCAGTGGGGCCAGTCTCTGCCCCGATCATGAAGCTGCTCAACGCGGTGGCGTGGTGGAACGCCTTCGGTCTGGAAGCTCCGACCTCCAACCAAGTCGGGTTCATCGCCGACTATGCGCCCACGGGCGGGACGTTCAAGCGGTACCGGGGCGACGCGCGCACGCGAGGCCTGATTTCTTATCCGGGTGACGGACGCCTGGCGCTGACTGACGAGGGTCGCAAAATCGCCCAGGGGCCGGATGCGCCGCCGACGATCGCCGCGCTTCATGCTGCGGTGCGCGAGAACTTGGACGCGCCGCTCGTGAAGCTGCTCGACCCGATCCTGACCGCCTATCCGCGCGCGATCGCTGCAGATGAGGTCGGACGCTGGGCAGGGCACGAAGCGAGCGGCGGCACCTTCAAGCGCTACCGCGGCACCCTGAAAACCCTCGAAATCATCGAATATCCGAGCGCCGGGATGCTGCGCGCGGCGGACTGGCTGTTCCCGGGAGAGAACGCATGACGGACGACGCATTGGTCAGCACGCGCGAGCGCGCCGGCATCTATGATGGGCTGCAGTCCGCCAAGCCGGGCGAGCCGCTGTTCACGGTTCAGGGCGGCGACCCGTTCGGACCCAGCACAGTTTTGTTCTGGGCGGAGCAGGCACGGGCCGCCGGCCGCGCGGAGACGAACCCTGAGATCGCCGCGAAGCATCTGAAAAAGGCGAGCGCGGCCGAGGAGGTCGCCTGGGCGATGCGCTCCTATCAGCGCAACGAGCAGCCCGAGGAAGCGCAACGCGCGACGTATAGCGACCCGGAGCCGGGCACCACACCGGAGCAGAGCGCAGCCGCCGCGCGCTCGGCGGATCGCCTCTACAATAGCTCCGCCGAGATTTCCGGCGTCATCGAGACGCTGGCGACCCAGCGGTTGCACCCCGACGCCGAGGTGATGCTTCGCGAGGCCGCCGAGCTGATCCGCCAGGCGACATGGCAGATCGAACCGCGGCGGCACCTCCAGCGGGAGCGGGCGCATGGCTGACGGCACCAAGATCGAATGGACCGACGCCACAGTCAACGCGGTGAACGGCTGCTCGGTGATCTCGCCAGGCTGCAAGCACTGCTACGCCATGAAGCAGGCGCATCGGTTCCCGGTGCGACAAGGGCTGACCCGGAAGACCGCTGGCGGCATGGTCTGGACCGGCGAGGTGCGCCTCAACGAAAGCGCGCTGCTCCAGCCGCTCGCATGGAAGCGCCCGCGCAAGATCTTCTGGAACGCGCATGGCGACCTGTTCCACGAGAACGTGCCGGACGAGTGGGTCGATATGGTTTTCGCGGTGTGCGCGCTGACCCCACACCACCAGCACCAAATTCTGACCAAGCGCGCCGATCGGATGCGGCGCTATATGGAGTCGATCGACAACGGAGATGGCGAACGCCTGGAAGGGTTTCGTTCCGCTCTGGTCGAGGGGATGGCGCAGAAGATCTGGCACGATCGCACCGGCGATAGCTCGGTCGACGAATGGCTCGCAGTCCAGCTGCCCCTCCCGAACGTCTGGCTGGGCGTGTCGGTCGAAGACCAGCAGCGCGCCGACGAGCGCATCCCCGACCTGCTGGGGACTCCAGCGGCGGTGCGCTTCCTGTCGTGCGAGCCTCTGCTTGGGCCGGTCGATCTGGGAGAATGGCTGATCTGCCCGAACGCGCGGGATGGGCTGTCGATGGATATGTCCACTGGCCAATATGAGTGCTGCAGTTCGTGCGACTGGACCGGACTCATCGGCGATATCAGCTGGGTCATCGCGGGCGGCGAGAGCGGCCCCGGAGCGCGTCCGATGCACCCGGACTGGGCGCGCGGGCTGCGTAACCAGTGCACCGCGGCGGGCGTCTCGTTCTTCTTCAAGCAGTGGGGGGAGTGGGGGCCGATCAAAACAACCGGGCATGGCGACCCGCGCTATCCCGCAGATCCGCCGGTTGGCGAACGCATGGAGCGGCTTGGCAAGAAAGCCGCCGGTCGCCTGCTCGATGGCGTCCAGCACGACGGGATGCCGGCCGATGTGTAACGCCTGCGGCTTCTTCTGCTGCGCGCTCGACACGTTCGACAAGTGCGGCTGCGATCACTGCCCTGAGGAGTCTTGCCACGACGACGCCTGCTTCAACTGCGGGCTCGATGGGTGCGACGGCGAGTGCGCTGCTGACGGGGACCTAGACTATGACTGATCGTCCCATCATCTTTTCCGCGCCGATGGTGCGCGCGCTGCTCGCCGGGCGCAAGACCCAGACTCGGCGGCTGGCGACATCACCGCTGGCACGGTGTGCGATTGGCGATCGGCTCTATGTCAGGGAAGCATGGGCGTCGTTCTGGGCGACGGAAAACCAGAAGCCGCGCGAGATCGACCCCGAGCTTTGGAGCATTCGCTATCTTGCCGACGACCATGTTCGCCCGGCGGGCCGCGACGGGAGCCTCGCGCGCCCGGAGCAATGCAAGCCTGGGCGGCCCTCAATCCACATGCCGCGCTGGGCGTCTCGCCTGACTCTCGTCGTCGAAGGTGTTCGCACGGAGCCTTTGCAGGCGATCAGCGAAGATGATGCTTGGGCCGAGGGCGTCTGCCAGGCCGTCGAGGATGCTGGGCGCACGGCGTTCGGGGAGAGCTGCTCCGACGAAATGCGCCGGATGATCGTCACGTCGATCATCGGGTCGGGAGCGACGGCCTACCGCTGGCTGTGGGAATCGCTACACGACAAGGAGGGCCAGCGCTGGGAGGATAACCCCGAGGTGCTGGTGCTGACCTTCAGCGTCCAGCACGGCAACATCGATCGGATCGCGGCATGACGCGCGCCCTCGATCGCGCCGACGGTCGCCCGCGCGTCCATCTCTGGCCCCATAGGGACGGGGCGTTTTCGTGGTCACTCAGCCCGACCGGCCCACGCTTGCATCGGCCCGAACCCACCGCTGGCGCCGCGCTCGACGCAGCCCTTGAGCAACTGCGCTGCACCTCTGGCATCGTCGCTATCGTGGAGCCGGTGCTGTGACGCAAAAAACCGCAGAAAACTGCGCTTTCTGCTTTGACCCGGTCGGCGATGAACTAGAGTTAACGGGTCAAGGAAACGCGACGATCCCTACCAAGGAGCCAAGCCCAATGGTCAATGCCAGCACCCCGATGAGGTTGTCCTTTTCGGTTCCCGCTGGCGCGGGCTGAACAGGGTCCGCCCGGCTTCGTGATCGCCGGGCAGATGTCCAACCTCAGAAGGACGCGGCCTGACCAGCTGCAACGGGGGTGACAGCTCGGAGAGTACGGCAACCCAATTCGAAGGACGCGATGATGACTGCCCCGGCCCGGTTCAAGCAAGAGGATGTCAAGCGCGCTGTCGCCGGCGCCCTGGGTGCTGGGCTGCGTGTAGGGCGGGTTGAAATCACGCCAGATGGGCGGATCGTGGTGCACACCGATTCGGAGGCCGCGCCGTCGGCCGCTGAGCCGGGCAACCCCTGGGACCGCGAGCTGAACCGATGACGAACAAGCGCCAGTTGAAATCGAACCGTTTCCTGCCCGAGTACGTCACGCGCTATCGCGACCGGCACGGAAAGTGGCGGTATCGCTTCCGCCGCGCCGGATTCCCCGGTGGGCATTTCACAGCACCGCTCGGCACCGAGGCTTTCCGCGAGGAGTATGCCCGGTTCAATGATCCCGCCGCACCGTCGAAAGCTGCGCGCGAGGCCGTCCAGGCGCGGATCGTCCCCGGAAGCGCCGGCGATCTGCAGCACCGCTATTACTCGGTGCCCGAGCGCCTGGGGCCGACAGAGCAGACGCAGATCAAGGTCAAGTCGGTCTTGGATAGAGGCTTCTTTGACGGTCGCACGACATGGCCCGTCGCTGGCATCACGTTCGAGCACATCGACGCGATGGTCGCCGCACGGAAGGTCAAGTTCAAGAACGAGGAAACGAACCGCTGGGAGGGCGGCATCGAGGCGGCAAAGAAGCTTCGGAAGGAGCTGGTCAGGCTGTTCGACTTCGCGATCAAGACCAAGCTGATGGCCACCAACCCGGCCGCGCAATCCGAGCAGGTCAAGGTGCCGGCGGGGGAGCGTTCAACCGGGTTCTATGCGTGGACCGAGGAAGATATCCAGGCGTACCGCGCGCGCTGGCCGCTGGGCACCAAGCAGCGTCTCGCCATGGAGCTGATGCTCTGGACCGATCAGCGGAAGATCGACGCAATCCACCTCGGCCGCCAGCATGTCCGTGGCGGAAAATTCGTCATCCGACAGACAAAGACCGGCAAGACCCTGACCCTGCCGATCGCCGCGCCATTGGCAAACGCGATCGCCGCGATGCCGCCTTCGGATCACCTTTGCTTCATCATGACCGAGTGGGGGAAGCCCTTCTCGGTGAAGGGGTTCGGGGGCTGGTTCCGCGAGCAGTGCGATGCGGCCGGTCTTCCCCAATGCACCGCGCACGGCCTGCGGAAGGCGACGATGCGCCGCATGGCGGAGCTCGAAATGCCCAACAAGAGCATGAAGTCGGTCAGCGGCCACAGCAAGGACGACGAGGTCGCCCGCTACACCGCGACGGCCAACCAGGCGAAGCTCGCGGACGCGGCGATCAAGCGGTTGGTGGAATGGGAAATGTCTAACCCTGTCCCGGGGTTAGACACACAGAAGGAGCAAAGCCTTGGAAATGCGAGCTAA